GCGGTTTTTATTTCTGTATGAGAATTTAAAAACCTCTTCAAATTCTTGCGGGGTTTATTTTCTTTTAAAACATTTGAATTTTGTAAAAATTCTATAATTTCTATATTTGTAGTTGTTTGTATCATTAATTTTTATTTTTTATATACTTTTATTGTTTTTGTGGTGCCGGTGTCCCACCTCCTGATGGTCCACCAGTGCCACCACTCAATTCTTCAGCACTCGGTTCTGTAGTTGGTTGTCCATTTACACCCAATTCAGCACCACCAAAGCCGCCACCCATACCGCCGCCAATGCCTGCATTGGCTTCTTCACCACCATACAACAACTTAAGATCTTCTGGATCTTCCGAATCAGGGTCAATTCCAAGTTCTTCACGGCGTAGTCGTTCATTAGTAATAATTTCTTCATCACTCATTTGTAAATAGCGCTTCATGGTAAATCGTGGAGAAAAATATTGAATGCCATCAGCAGTTGTATATGAACTTAATAATTGACTATCTAGTTCAAGCTGGCGATATTTACCAAAATTGGATGGTTCTGGTAATAAAATACGATACATATTCTCGTCAATACGAATATTACATTTACGAAGAAAATCTTTAAATTCTTCATCTAATATTTTTTCTACGTATGCTTGCAACCGTTCAATGTATAATGAGAATCGAAGTTCTTGAATATACGCTATACCTACCTTACCATCATTCCAAATACTTCCACCGTCCGCTTGTTCTTGCATGTAAGATACTGGTATTTTCAATCCGCGCCAAATTTTATGTTGGAAATATTCAAGGTCGGACAATTCACCAAGACCTTGTCCACCGGGCAGGGTTTCAACTCGCGATCCGTGACCATCAGGACGTTGTGCAAAATAAAAATCTTCCGACATTGAATGTGGGTTATAAACAGAATCAACTTGCTGTTGACCACCGTTCATCGTGGGAATCTTTTTCTGCTTTATTTCATTCTTGATATTTTCAAGGTACTGCTTAACACGACCCGGATGCATCTTACCAACGTCAATATAGAATACACGACGTTCTGGTGCACGCTGGATACGGTAAATTAATACAGCATCTTCTAATAATTCTTTCTGTTTATGAGAACGATAAATTGCGCGTAAGATAGATTCGCCAAATGGTTGCGTATCTGACATATCATCATTTAATGAAAAACGTATAATAGATTTAACTGGAACTATTTCCGTTTCTTGTTGGGTATCTTGTTTGGCACCCAATGGCATAGAATAACCACCAGATTTTGGTTTGGTTATATCATTCTTAATCTGCCATGCTACTACTTTAGTGACATCGTATTCAGATACAACAGCAGCGATTACATTCTTAGGATGTACGAACTGCCAATTGTCTCCCATCTTATCACCTTTACGGAAAAATACATCGCCGTACTTAACCATTAAGCGTGCGGTACTGTATAGTCTTTGTGGGAAATTGTTCATCTGTCCCCAACGTCGTAACGTTGCTTTTAAGGTTAAAACAGCAGTACTCTCTACATTATCTTCATCTTCAGTAAGAATGTCTAATTTTAGAGGTTCTTTTGTTTTTGGATTATTGCCAGTCATTTCTTCAGCAATCGTATCTAATGCACGTGATACTTCAATATCATTGTCCATTAAATCATATTCACGATATCGCGTCATTCTGGAAGCGGAACCTTGAATTAGTCTTTGGTACCATGTATAGTTATTATACGCACCAGCATCTCCCATTTCTTGGGAGTCAGTCATCTTAGTTGCGCCCGTTTGTGGGGTTACAATTTTAAAATAACTTGTGTAGTTTCCAGCCTGAGCCATGTTTCTTTCCTAATTTATTAATTATTACATGTATTTATAGTTGAATTTATCCGGCTGTTCTTCCATCTGGCAGGGCGAATATTCTTTGTTGTTCATTCATTGCTTTTGCTAAATTATGCATTGAACTAGCTTGATCGGAAGTCATATCACCATTTGCTATCAAGAAGGCATTTATATTTTTCATTGTTTCGTTTAATTGTTCCATTAAAGACATCATTCTATCTTTTTTTATTTCTTGTGTAGTTTTTACATCTGATGTGGTATTTGATGTAGTATTTTGTTTTTCTTGATCAGCAATAGCTTCGGCAGGTGTTTTGGACATATCACGTGCAACCAACGCAGCATCTACACCAAACGATGCGGCTGTTCCCAATCCAGGAATAGTAGATAATGCACCAGACGCAAGTTCCAAACCCGCTCCCATTACATCTCCATCCATTAATCTACCAGCAGCAAAACCAAGACCCGCTAACAAGCCTATACCTGGAATTTTCTTAATCAATGATTTTATGCCCGTTTTACCTACTATCTTACCTGCTGATTTTGCACCTGCTTTTTCGCCCAGTCCAACCATTGATGCTATTCCAGATGCCCCTTTGACTGCTCCTTTAACACCCTCACCAGCCAGAGTTGCAGCGCCACCAATACCTTTTTTTGCTAATTCGACACCTTTACCTGGTAATGATACCATTCCTTTAAATGCTTTAGTTAGTAGATTGCCGCCACCTTTACCACCACCAATAAATGATATTATTTTACTTATTATCCCACCTTTAAATATTAACCCAGTTATCGTGGTCAGCATTTTAGCACCCAATAACGTCATAATAGTAGTCCCTATCATACTAATAGTTGTTGTGGCAGCACTACCTACTGCACTTCCAGCAGCTCCCGAAAAAGTTCCCATCATTTTCAAAATCTTAGATAACCAATTGGGTACGAGTTTTGTTTGATCTAACAACTGCCCATCAATTTCCTGACCCTTATTAGATGCTGTTTCAAATTTTTCTGCAATCTCAGTAAGTCCAGATTCTTGTGCTAATGTACCAAATGCAAAACGGCTTCCCAAGCTCGACCCCTCGCCAGTTTTTTCACCAAGTTTTGTTGCTGTCTTAGCATATATTTTTCTAAGTTCTTCTTGTGCATCTATCTTCGCCTGTCCACCCAAAGACCTCATGTTTATTTTTAGGTTGAATGCACGCTGTGCTTCTTGTGCGCTTACACCCATTGCTACCATTGCCGCTCTTTGTTTTGCGGCTTCTTTCATAAGATTCTTAGGACTCATATTGTTATTCATCTTTTCAAACGTTTTGTTGAGTTCTTTTGCCCTTTCATCCGTATAACCCATACGCCTATATTCTAAATATCTTGCCTCAATACCCAATACGTATGCCTTTCTTTCATCTTCTTGTAGACCAAGCAATGTGGTTCTCATACCTTGACTATTAACCATCTCTGCGGTAATATTGGCAAATTCATCAACAGTCATACTCAATGCAGCACCGCCTTCTTTAAAAATTTTTGTTTGTTGCTTCACTGCATCACCAAGCTTGTCTTGTGAAACACCAATCATTGCCATATTATTGTGAAACTTAACCGCTACTTTAGATGCTTCGACATTATCGCCTGTTAAATTTTCTAATGATGCCGCAGATTCTTCTAAAGAAGTAGTAAAATCCAACCCAGAAGATGTCATTGCTAGATTAGCTATTCTACTATCTTTCAAAACCTTCATATATTCTGATTGAGATATTCCAAGATGTGTTATACCATCTATCAATCCAGCATCGGCTGTTGCTGTTTGCTGTGCTAACCGTGCTTCCTGTTCACCATATTTGAGTAAGTCTTTACCTATGGTTTGAACTACAGCGCCAAACTTTTTCATGACGCCGCGAACGGCATCAATACGTTCTTTTTCAGCTTTACGGGCTTCTATGGTTTTTTGAATTGCATCTTGGAGTTTTATATATTCTTCTGTAACACCTTCTGTGGCAGCATCAAGATTATTAAAACCATAAGTTATTTTTTTAGCACCACCTTTAATCGTTTTTGAAAATGTGGTTGTTGTTACCCCAAGCTTATCTAAATCAATTCCTACCTTTTTTGCATCAGTTGCTAATTTGGCCAAATATTCATCGGCTTCCGCTTTTGATTTAAATTCTATTTCTTTAGTTACTTCCATTTTAGCAGCGAGTATTTTAAGGTATTTCGCTTGATCTGATGCTTTCATAGCATCAGCGGCATTATTAATGGAATCAATAGTTTTTGCACCAGATTCTTTTATATTTTTATCTAATTCTTTATAATATTTCTTACTTTCGGATAATTCCTTTTTTGCTAAATCATTTAATGTTTTTATCAATGAATCATTCAATCGACCGGCTTCATCACGATGTTCTTCACCGGGCTTATTGAACATATCAGTAGAACGGTCGCGTTCCCTGAGTACAGATTTAAATAATTTTTCAATCCGAGATAGTGCTTCTGAATCTTCAGCCATTTTTATAACCTATTATTTGGTTTCTTATCTATTTATAGTTTATGAAATTACCAAAAAAGTAAGTATAAATAGGTACATAAATAATATAAAGAATAAAAATGGTACCCATAAAATGAACGACGACAATACAAATGACAAACAAATAGTAGATGTAAACCCATTACTTTCAAGGGTTCGTATGCCTGGTAGTACATTCCAACTTCCTTCAAGGGGAATATTCTACAATAATGGCGAATTGCGTGATGATATTGAAATGGGTGAAGTTCATGTACATCCAATGAGTGCTTTCGATGAAATACTAATGAAATCTCCCGACCATCTATATTCTGGAGAAGCTGTAGAAAAGGTATTTAAACGATGTATTCCCGGTGTGTTGCAACCATTAAATTTACTTGCGAAGGATATTGATTTTTTATTAGTATGTTTGCGTCAGGTTACATTTGGTGATGAACTAGAGATAAAGTACACACATACTTGCGATAATCCAAAATCACATAGTTATATTGTAAAATTATCAGATTTCTTGATGTCAACCAAAAAACTTGAACCTACTTCAATAGGGGAATCATATTCTTTGACATTACCGAATGGTCAAACTGTTAAATTACATCCTTCAAAATTCACAGATATATTAGAAATGTATCAAGGAACGGAAAGTGATATGGATGTTTCTGCCGAACTTGAAATGACTACCTTAGTAATTAGTAGTGTTATATCATCTGTAGACGATATAACAAATTCAGAACACATACGTGAATGGATAAAAGAAATTCCAGCTGGCTGGATTCATGATTTATCAGAAAAAATAGAAAAGGCTAGTGATTTTGGCACCGACTTTACATTCCACACAACATGTAAAGATTGTGGTGAAAAAATAGAAATACAGACACCAGTGAATCCTATAAGTTTTTTTATGTAACGCGGAAGACGGGTAGTGTTGAACAGATCAACAGCATGTATGGCACGTTAAACCGCGAAACAAAAATTCTAATGGAAAGTATTGTCCAACTGTCATATTTTATGAGGGGTGCTATGTCATACAACGACATTATGTATTCAATGTCATATATTGAACGGGATATAGCATTGACGTTTATAAATAGTAGAATGGAACAAGAAAGTAAAAATCCAAATCCAGTATATTAAAAAAGGGGGCATTGCCCCCTTTTTTAATTATTCCTTCATTGCCTTGGCTATTGCATTGGCTTGTACTTCGGCGTCAAAGGTATCTTGTATTGTGGTATGTCCAGACAACATATGTACTGTATTGCCAACTGTTCCACTACCATCACCTGCAAGAGTTTGTAATACTCCAAGTCTATTTTCAACATAATCCATCTTTATTATGGCAATGAAAAATGCAAGAAACCAACCTAACAAAAACATAATGGGTGCACTTAAGCCAATAGCAATACATACCAACATTTTAACAAAATAATATGATGTATCTATGGGATTGTTTAGTGGTTGATTTGCCATATGTCGTGCGAGTTCGGATGCATCATAAAAATAATTAAATATACTCAACATTGGATGACCTATATAGAAAGTAATTAATTTATATAGTTCACCTGTCCATGACATATCAGGAATAAACAACACAATAAACATCCAAATCATGAGTATTTGTACTACCAAAACCCATAACGGTAAAGCTATGGACAATAGGACAGTTGTGGTCATTCCAATCAATCTAAAAAGTAAAGTCAACATAAGTGATTCCTCCAAGTTCTGTAACCCATTATACACAATTAGGTTACAAAAGTCAAGTCATATATTACTTTACATATCAACAACTTACATGGCGGTATATGATTCCTTCCACCATTCTGGTACTAAATTCATGGAGTTAGAATACAAATAACCGAAACTGGCATCTAATATGTATACCGTACCATTATCATCTGGTCCACGGACGATACGTCCACCACCCTGTATGATTTCTTTAATAGCCATACGACGGTACCATTCATTAGACATATCCATCCTACGCTTAATCCACTGATCGCCAAGATTACCAAATGGTGTTTTCACTATCATAGCAAAACGTGCAAGGTCTTCTTTTAAATCCAATCCTTCTGTTATAGATGGACTAATTAATATTGATGGTATTGCAGAATCAAGGTAGCCATTAATGGCTTCTTTACGATTCATATCATCATTTGGATTATGACTATATACTACATGATTTGGACATTCTAAATTTTCTGCTAACCATATAGCAACTTTGTAATTGGCTGTGTGTATGATACCAGAATCATCTTTATGTATATCCAATAAACCAGATATGCGATTTAACATTGCTGTTCTACCTGATGCGTTTTCTGGATTCTGCCAAGACGCATTCATCTTCATTACTGGCATATAATAGATTGGTCTATTGGCAACAGCAAATTCAGATGGCAATGATAGGAATGCGGCATCGTCTGCCTTAATACCCAAGTCAGCACAAAACGCATTTTTATTTAATATCGTAGATGACATGAATAGAAATTTATCTGCCATTGGCTTAATTATTTTATGGAATGAATATGAACCAGATATGCGCTTAAATTGAAAGCTAGTCTTATCAAATACCAATACAAAATTCTCATCTAAGTAATCTTCTGTACGTAAAGACATATCCAATACTTCAATCACATGGTCAGCCAATTCTTCAGTTTCACGGATTTTTTTCAATTCTGATCTTGTTATATTGGTAGAACTTTTTTCATATAGATATTCACATTCTTCTTCCATATCATTTAATGCGTCTTGTAATATGGGCAAATATTCATCTTTGATCCATGTCATTGCCGACTTAAGATCTTTTTTAGGTGAAAATTTAATTTCATATTTGGTGCACATTCCATATGTAATATCTATGGAATCAAAGTCACATAAGTGTTGCTCCAATGTGTGGGCTTCATCCATTATCATCAAAGCACGTTTTTCAAATGTTTCTGTATATGAAAAAGACGTAAGTGCAAGCTTGTAATTGAGTACTGTGTTGCTGGCTTCTTTTGCCAATTTTTTGGCATGTGCGTGGGGACAATCTTTGCATGTGGGTTTTAGTAACGCACCAATCTTACATGATGACTTTTTATGTTCGCACTTATAATTGGATTTGCCATGTAGTGATGCCAAAAAGTTAGTTCCTAGTTGTTTGAAGTCGTCTTCGTATTGATCTTGTAATATGCGTTGAGGTGTTAATATAAAGGAACTACCAAGTCCTTTTGCTAAATATTTAGATAGATTTAAACCAAGCAAACTCTTTCCTGATCCCACAGGTAATTCCAATATAATATATTTGGCATCTGTGGTTTCTATTTGTTCTTGCATCCAATCAAGGGCTTTTGTTTGATTTTCACGTAAATCGAATTCTTTGATTGGCCAGTAATCTTTAATGTCTTCACTCATATTTTTCTTCTTTTTATGTGGAAATTTATTTTGCTTATCTTTGATGAATCAGTTTAACACACATATTACAAAAAAGCAATGGTCCCACAACGAACAAGTTCTAGTGGAATTTATAGATAACTTATTTCCGCTGTCGCGTCATAAGTTATCTATAAATTGGTTTATTGATATTAGTTAATTAAATAATGATTTATAAAAGATTTTGAGAACAACCCCGTCGCCGTTCAAAACAAAAAGTTTTAGGTCAGGATAGGACGGGTAACTATCTACCTAGTGGAACACTACCACCATGACGTGGGAAGACTGGAACACTGTAGCGTGCTTGACTTCTACCTTCTGATATAAAATCTAACGATGAACACTTATGTCTTGCGACAGACCACTATTCTATAGGGTTTCATACACCGAACTGTTGGTGATTGCAACAGTATTGTCCAATATGGGACTTGATAATCACTTCTACTTAATAAAGGGGAAAATGTTATGCAAGAATTGCATAGTATGATTCACTATATTCTTTATTATTGTTATTATTTTCTATATGTAACCTATAATATTCGTAAATATTTGGGTTAACATCTGCCCTATCAATAGGGTCTGTATTATTTTCATTTAAGTATACCCGACATTCTTCAGATTTGTCAAGTAAAATTTTTAATTCTTTTTCATTTAATTCTTCTTTATACTTGTCAAAGTAGTTTAGAATTGTTATCCAATAAAAAAAATCGGGGAGAGTATCGATAGAAGTAAGATTGGTAAATTCTTCATACCGACGATTCACTTAATCACCCCAGTGTGCCGTAGGCTTGTGGACACCAATACCACCAATTCGGAATCCACCACCAACAGAATCTACGACTTTCGTTAAAGTCTTTTTCTTACAATCTGGACATTGAATTAAATTTGGATCTTTCATACTCATTTCAACATCAAATAAAATGTCATGGATATCACATTTTTCGTTTGTGCATTTGTATGTATAGGTAGCCATTATAATTTAAGTTCCATACTATTAGTGTCAGCGACTTCTACTTTAGTTAATTTGATTTCTGACGTGGGTTTATCCTTAAGCCATGTTTCTGGTGGATTCAAAAAATCAACTCTACCTTCTTCAAAAAGTGATAGTGCCACAATCAATCCATTTGCCATGCCATGCATGTATGGATCATAATTCCAATTACCATCAGAACACTGAATATCTTTTAAATCTCTAAGGGTTTCTATAGACTTCATTAATATTTCTTCATTCATTTTTATTCTCTTTCCAATTTATATATTTCTAATATTTTACAATTATATTTAGGATGCAACTTATTATCATCCAAATGTTTTTTTGACCATGCACACAACGCATTATATTTTATGTTATTATTTTGGCATATGGTACTAAAATTGTCAATATTTTCTCGTTTATCCTCAAATTCTACGATAGCCCCCCAGTTAGATGCCGCGTTGGGATTGTTGTTGATAAAATGGCTAGTAGTTTTAAGTGTATTTGATATTTTATTTTTAGTATCAACACTTAAAGTCTTACCAGTATTGTGGGGAACATGACCTTCTTTATACCTCGCCAATACAGCGGGATTATCATCAGGTAATTTTTTATGGCTATTGCGCATTTTTTCTTTTGTAATATCAGATACTTCAACCATACCACTCATACCCTTATTCCAAGCATCACGACCTTTAAGCGACGTAGATAGGTTATTTTTATGTTCTAAACTAAATTTTGGTTTGGGTTTGCCTTTAGTAGCCTCACTTATTTTATTTTTTGTCTCTTGTGATAATTTTTTACCTTTTTGTGAGATACTCATTTTTCGTCTTGTTTCAATTGATATGAATTCAGGTCTAACAAAATATCTTGACAATATATTAGAATTATAGAAGATTCTATTGTTATCTTCGTCAGTTTTTTCCAAAACGTCATACTTGAATTGTTCTTTTACCTCAGAATAATTAACATCACGCTCATCTTTGTGTATAGATAAAATTTCACGCGTACATTTATCATATCCGTATTTTTCTAAATCGTCAATCAATGCCGAACAAGATCCATAATAGTCTTTCCAATTAGATTCCTTAATCACTTTTCGTTTTCGCTTCTTACCTTTTAAGGGTTTTAGTGTTCTCCGTGACCAGAAAAATTTTTTGCCTATATATTTTTTGTTTGTAATGTGGTGTATTATTAGATATACAAACCCAAAATAATCCTCTATATTTTCGGTGTCAAATATTTCACCACAAAACATCCATGGGTTGTGGTATTCTGGTCGTATGCTCATTATTAGAATCCTAATCTTTTTCTTTATTTATAAGGATTCCCACAACTAGTTATAAAAATAATATAATTTGTTGATTTTTCTAGAGTTTTAAAGCTCTAATTCCCTTGAACCGTTGAGTATATCAGTAGCTAAATCAAGGTCATCTAATGTAAATTCAAATTCTTCATCACTGTCAAACGCGTTTGGTAAAATACCGTTTTCTACGTAATTGACTGATACTGAAGGTCTTGCAGTACTACCCAAACCATTGCATACATATCTGACATCTACACACAAATCTGTGAAGCTACTGTATGCCCTGATATCTATCTCGTCAAATTCTGATGGTATCCATGGTGAAACGCACGTAGCAATTCCACGTTCTATTAAAGTTAAGGTTTTGGGGTCATCGAGTGTAATAGCATAATTGATTATAACGTTGTGTATTACATCTCTAGTATGCTTGATAATTTCAGCATCTTTCATTTATTTTATCTCCAAATATATGTTATACATATATCTATCAATAAAATAGTTAAACGTGCTATTCCATTAAGACTTTACTGAACCCTTTATCCATCTGAACAACCAATTTCTTATCAAATATCCCACTTACTTCATCGCGGTGCGATATAATATACAATGACATATCATCATCCCGTGCCTTACGCTTTAACATCCGTGCAGCATTCTGAACGCCTACAGCATCCAACCCAACATCCAATACTTCATCAAGCATACAAACATTCACGCTGTCAAGAGAATGTTGTAAAACGTCCCTGAACGAAAATGACAATGCAAGATTTACGCGTGCTTTCTGACCACTAGACAAATTACCAAAGTCTAATGTCCTACCAAATTGTGATATACCAGCGGTCATTTCTTTGGTAAATTCTACACGATGTGGCAATCCAAGATCCTGTAAGTACCCACGCAATCTTTGGTTTAAGAATATTAAGTTCTTGTTTAATAAGTTCTTTCTTATGAAACTGTCTTTTTTGGTAAGCAATTTCAATAAATAATTTTGATGTGTCAACAACTTATCAAGATCATTGATGGCATTCATATCAACTGATTCTAGTTTCATATCCATGAGTTCATTGTATGATTCTAAGTGTGGGTTGACTGAATCCTTCAATGATTTAAGATTGGCTTTAGTGTGTTTGATATTACTTTTGACTTCATATAAATCTTCTAATGATGAAAATTCTAACTTGTCGATAATTTTGTTTATTGCTTCTTCCAAAGTATCACGTTCCAATTCCATATTTTGAACATCTGTTGTAAAATTAGCAACATCCATATCAATGGCTTCCATCATACTATCGAGTTCTTTTAAACGCTTTTCATTGACGGTATAATCGTTGGTATGTGGATTTTCTGTAGTTCGCAACTTATCTATTTCTTTCAACAAATCAACGCGTAGTTGTTCTTCAATGCTAATTTCTTTTATATTGTGTGTGATAGCCTTTTCAAATTCACTTATCTCATCATTTAATTTAGATGACAAGTTATTTGATGATTTTAATGATTCCTCATCCTCACCGAGTGTTTTATTTAAATTTGCTAAATCTTCTTTAGATGACGCTATTTTCACATCCGCATTTTCATATTTCTGTAAACAATATGGACATTTGGAATCTTCAAGATGACTCAATTCTTCCTTTACTCTTTTGATTTTTGAAGTAGTATTAGTAATATTGTTTTTAATATCAATAATATCACTTTTTATTTCACCTTGTTGGTCATACATAGTTTCCAACGTTTCATTGAGGATTGTTTGTTCTTTTAAAATATCCTCTGAAACTAACCCACCTTTAGCAGCTTCATATTCTTCTAATTTATTTTTATGATTCAGTTCCCATTCTTCGCGCTTAACTTCAGCATTGGATGATGATTGATCTAGTAATTTAAATTCATTTTCAAAAACACGATACTCTGCTGTCTGTTCTTTTATTTTTGTATTTGTATCTTTGATATTATCTTCAATATCTTTCAATTCTTGACTATCTTCAGATATTTTATCAAATAATTTTTGTTGAGCATCTATGTCGTGTTTTTCTAAATCTTTCAACAACTTAGTTTCTTTTTTTATGTCTGTTTTGTTATCTTCAATCCAATCATCTACGCGCTGCTTTGCCGCCTCTGTTTGTGCATTGTGACGTTCATGTTCTTTAATAAGTTGCTCGTTGTGTTTTTGTTTAATATCCAATGACTGTTTGGTATTCTTTATTTCTTCCTTCAACAAACTAGCTTTAAATGAGAGTTGGTTTAAGCGAAATAGTTCTTCCATTATAGCAGACTGGTTTGTTTGTGATGCATGACGAACTGGCAAATCTAAAAAGGGAGTCCCTGAAGCAGAAAAAGCCACAATATGAATAAACAATTCATATGGTATACCAAGTATATTTTCAATGAATTCTGTAATATGTTTTATGCTGTCTGGTGTAACGTCTTGGGTTTTACTACCCCAATCCAATTCTTTACCAACATCGCGCTGGAATACTTTAGCATACGGTGTTTTCCCCTTTTCTTTCCGCACACGCTTGACGGTATAAACCTTACCATCCTTTTCAAATTCAACAATAACTTCCATGTGGGTGTTATTGATATTATTCACTAAGTTATCTAATGATATGTTGGATACTGGTTTGCCGTATAAACCAAATATTAAGGCATTGAGCCACACAGTTTTCCCTACACCATTCGCTCCAGTACCAGAAGCCGTATTATCTAAATCTTCACCAACAATTAAGGTAGTTCCACCATTATCCAAATCAAACTTTGTTGGCACTGCACCATAAGAAAGAAAATTTTGTACTGATACACTTTTAAATCTAATCACTTTTAAACCTATTATTTTTTGTTTTTTTATGGTTACAAATTTCTGTATATGTTACTTAACATATCATTGTCAATGTGTTCGTTGTCAATGTCCCCCAACATTTGGACTACCATTTCATCAACGGTTCCCAACTCACCATCCAATTCCACCTCGACTTCTGTTTCAGTTTCTGCCAATGCTTCATCAATTTCCGCAGATTCTTCTATGGTGAATTCGCGTAAGTTGTTGTTTTCAATCATAGTTTTCTTGATTTCAATACTTTCTTCGTAGTTTATTGGAATATCTGCGATACACCTAACACGCGATTGCTCGTGCAATACTACCTTTTCATCGAGTATATTGGATAGATTGGCTTTTATATATTTTGGACATTCTTCCCAATCAAGGAAATTCATATCATCTGTATTATGATCGTAAATCATCATGCCACGCTCTGTGTCACCAGCGTCTGCAAATGACGTAGGAAATGTATTTCCAATATAGGTTACATTTCCTGTGGTTTGGCGTTTATGGAAGTGACCAGATAGGATTCTTCTTTGTTGTTTAAAGTCTTCGTGGTCTGGACCGGATTTCATGGTTATATTATAACCAGTTACGATAAACCCCTTAAATTCAAAATGACCAATCCATAATGGAACATTTTTATATTCTGCTAATTTTGGATATTCTTCATGGAACAGGAATGGACACATCAAGACCCCATCACCAATATCTTTCATAACAGTAGGTTCATCAATCATTATGAAATTTTCAAATTCGCGAAAAGGATGTACAGAATAAACGTCACGGTTGCTGCGGTGGTAAAGGTCGTGATTGCCAATTATAAAAAAGACTGGTAGACCCAAATCATTGATTTTCTTAGCCATTTCATATGAATACTTTAATGTGAACACATTAATTGAACTACGAACTTCATGCCAATCGCCAACAAAACAGATATAATCTATATTACCATCCGACTTAACATTATCGCAGAACCAGTCTATATAGTCTATACAATCATTGTTATGTTGTTCAGAATTAGATTTTGCCCCTACATGCAGGTCCGTGAAGAACGCACCCCGCATGAGTTTCTTGGTACTGCCCATATTGTTATTCTCTATATTTTTATTATTTGAGCGACCCGCGACGTTGTTTGGCAATGTAACCAATAAACGAACAGCGGATCAATTGTGAAAACCATGCGTAAGGATTTGGATTTTCTATATCCAGTGGATATCCTTGCCAAGCATTTACAAGTCCTTTCAGTGCGTCCTTCTTCATACCTTTCAAATATGTTAGATTATCAAATCCACGGACACGGACATTGTGATTAATTAGTTCTTCAAACATAGTTTCCAATGCTTCAGACATTTTACCAGAATCAATACATTCTGTCAATTCTTTGTGAAAGGTTGGATTATCCATTTTTATTTTGTATCGGGATCTACAAACTTGTCCAATGAGACAAAATCTTGTAGTTTTTGACCATGGTCTTCTTCATCGTCAATATAGTGACTATCGGTATTGTGTCGTTCCACATAATTATGTGATGGGTTTAATCCTTGTTTGAGTAACAGTTCATCGCGGATATCACGTTGTGCCTGTTCTTTGTTCAAGAATTGGTTGAATGAATTGGTAACGCATTGGGTATAATACGCAAACGCATTGGTATATTTTTCGTGATTAAACTTAGCCCATGTTCTACAAAGCATCATCATGGCATAAGCCTGCATATCTTCGTTATACGTATATCCAATGTATTTACCCGACCTTCCGTACCGTTCTGTAAGGGTTTGAAGCATTTTGGCCAGTTCATCTGACATGATACCTGCTTTTTTGCTTCTAATAACTTGGGCGAGTAAATCTTTATTGTTTAGATAATTCTTTTTTCTTTTTCGGACTGGCTTTTTTTCTTTTTCTTGTGCCATTTTTATCTCCTTTTAATTATTATATATCAAAAAAATGCTGTTGTCAACAATGATAAATAGTCCTATAGATAAGAGGTCAAGATGGCAGCAAATACGGGCAATTCAAATAATAAAGTAAAATTAGTATCCGCACAAAATCCAAATAGGCGGGTAACCTTGCGTGCATCACCAACAGTAACAGAAAACAGAAATGTTAACTATAATGCGTTGGAGCCATTACATGCCCCCGGACAAATTCAAGTATACAAAAATACAGGATCGCGTTCCTTTGGTATATCAGATATTAAGTTAATATCAAGAACGGCATCCGAAGCCGATGCTAATCTTAGAACCCTATGGAGATTACGTTCTTGGTGTATGCCACGTTTTGGTAATAGTTCAACATTGTCTAGTACACAAAGAACATTTAGAAATGGTAGGGAATTTGGACAAACTGATGAAGAATTGTTTTTTGATGAACAAGATAAACAAAATAAGATAGGTACTGAATTATTGGGTGCGCCACCAGAAGTATTATATTTATCTGCATATTCACATGATAATATTGGTTCGGATCCCATCGGTAGGACCAAACCAGGTACACAAATTTGGCAAGCGGCACAACATATTACTCGTGTTCCTGTAGTTATACAACAACTTACAATACCATACCCAAATGATGTTGATTATATTAATACATCAAAAGGCGTACCAATGCCAATCATAATGAACCTTGATATATCATTAATAGAAACACATTCCCCCAATTCATATGAAGCATTTAGTTTGAATGATTTTAGGGCTGGAAGATTAAAGGGATTTTAACAATGGCATTCAAAGTAAATGAAAATACAACCAGTTCTGTAAACAATAGAAACTCGCGATATGTTCAAGGTGGTGAAACTAACCTATTAAAAAATAGAACAGGATGGTGGGAACGAAAAAAGTTTGTAAGACAAGACGATGATATACGGATAGTAATAGAACAGAATGAAGGTAAGCGCCCAGACCTTATATCCAACCGCATATATGGTAAAGCCATATATGCGTGGGTGGTGTTGGAATATAACAACATAGTAGATGTAGAAACGGAGATGTTACCTGGAAAAGAATTATTTCTTCCTACACAACAAAGACTTATATTAGATATTATAACCCGTCCTACTGGCGGCAAAAGAAATAAATAAAGGCAAACAATGTCAAAACCACAAAACATACTTGGTAAATTTGATACCTATGCTTATCATCACATATTAGTTGTATGTGATAGTACTGCAACTGCCGAGGGATTGGCAAAATCAACTGAAATAACTTCTTTCCAACATCCCAGAACAGAACAGGAAAGATATGCCTCTAGAAACGTTCCCGGTGTAGATGGTGGTAAATATGTAACCCTTATTGACGGCACCACAGATGCTAGATTTTTTATAACAGAAGCTAGATTTAATACCGTAATAGCACCAGAACCACAAATAGAAAATGGTGTTGCTCAATCAACAACCATGGCATCTGATGGTTCTATGGAGATTATAGAACCACTCGGCGCGTCTTTTTTGAATCGTTTAACTGACATATCAGATGAATTGGATACGGATCCTGTGGGATTAATATTTTTATTAAAAACTATTTTTGTTGGAAGAAATTCTGACGGTACAACAGAGATGATATCATCTGTACGACCATTTATGTTTATTGCATTTGATATAACAGCTGTTTTTGATAGTTCTGGTGCCAAATATCATTTAGAATTTGTGGGTCTTACGAATGGTGCTGCACAGTTGCCACAACCACAACAAATATTTGGTGGGTTGTCTTTCAAAATGGGTGATACATTAAAAGAAACATTTGATTCAATTACAAAAAACGCTAATGAGAAATATCAATCTTTTAAAAAAGACGCAATAAAACAATTTGCTGCCACGTTAGATGGGGTTGAAAAAAATAAAGCGTTGACACAAGCACAGCAATTTTTATTCAATAATTATCGTGATGTAACATACAAGATAAAAACTAGGGATTATACGAACGAAAAATACAAAACTGGTGATTTAGAAAACATAAGAATTGCAGACGGTTTAAAAAATCCATCTATAAATTATGGTGAGAAGGTTGGCTTAGAAGAAATTTTAAATCGTGTAATGGCATCATCTGAAGCGGTTGTTGATGATACAAAAAGAACTGGCGATCCAAAAAATTTAAATTCAGCAGACAACAAATACATCTACAAAATAATATCCACTTTGAGAACGTCACCAAATGATTATGTGATAGAATATCACGTTAATAAATATTTGCAGACTGTTAGTCCATATACACAACAAGAAAAAGATGGAAACATAATTCCATTGCCTGGACAATCAATAGAGTTTGATTATATATTCACTGGAAAAAATGTGGATATAAAAAACTTTGATATAAAAATGGAAATGGGAATGGCGTTTTTCCAAATTGCTGCTACATCAGACAACATACCATCCCAAAAAGAAACTCGCGAAGGACCTACCTCAGCAGCAGTAAAAACTACTGGTTCTGACTCCAATGCATCTACGGGAAAAAAGCGTAGGGGAAAGACTCCATTATTTTTAGGAACTACAATAACAAAACCAGTAACTAGAAATACAACCAGACCGATTGACTCTGCTGGATTTCAGGCATTATTAGAACGCCATGCATCATTAGAAAATGTAGCTGCTAATATGACAATATATGGAAATCCACAATTGCTGGATGAAATGTCAATATATCCATCAGAAGTAGAAGCAGGCAAAACTGAAGATCCAGAAAAAGATGCAACCATAAATCCATTGTGGATGTCAACTCCCACATTAATAAAAGTAAATATTCGTATGCCAGTAGATACAAATGATGTCAATACAGAATATGAACAATTTTGGTATAGTGGATATTACAATTTACAACAGATTGAAAACATTTTTTCTGAGGGTGTATTTACTCAAGAATTAGGAATGTATAGTATTCCTATTACTGATGCTATTGATGAAGCAGCAGATGACACCAAAACAAAGACACCACCAGATAAAGAAACAGGATTTTTCCAAAAAATTGTAAATACCGTAAAAAGTTTAATTGGATATGATGATGGGAAACCAGCTGAAAAAAATGATGTACGGGCTTCTACAAATAGAAGACTTGTTGGTGCACCAAAGCCGCACCATGAAATTACCAAAAAGGGGTAGTTAATGATGAAGAAAACTGGACCATTAAATAAAGCGAAACAAATTAGGAATGTAACAACTAAATTCCCTTTAATAACAGTAGGAAGAGTAGTGGATACTAATGATCCACAACAGATGGGCAGGTTGCGTGTTGCGTGTCCTTTGTTGGGGGATGTAGGAAGGTTAATAATGGAAGACGTTCCATGGGCCACATATATGTCGCCATTTGCAGGTGTAACAACCAATCCATATCGTGGTAGAGAAGAAATACAAACATCGGGTCAATTGGCTTATGGAATGTTCAATATACCAAAAGTTGACAGTAACGTATTGGTTATGTGTATTGATGGTGATCCGAGATTTAGAATATGGCTTGGTTGTTTACAAGAGCAATTTTTAACCCATACTATGCCACATGGTAGATATAGTTATGCCACTGAAAATTTACCAGATGGTCCATTTTCATCAAGCGAAGATAAAATACAGCCATTATATGATAGCCAGACACAAGCATTTACTAAAGCATCGAGTTCATTGTTAAATAGTACAACAGGAGAACCAAGAAAATCTTTTGAATTTAGGACTAGAGGTGCTGATACATCGGTAAGTGGCTTAGGAGAAAATTTTGTCAATAATGAAGATTCACAAATATCTCATTTGGCAGACGATGTTGATCAACCATATGTAGAAGAAGATGGTAAGAAACAAACAAATACACAAGGATATCATAAAACTCGTATTGAGCCTGGATTAAATTCTGATACTACTGGTGGTTTTTCTTATGATCCACAAGTATATTCTTGGACTACCCCCGGATTTCACAGTATGTCAATGTCTGACGCAGCTGAAAATTGTAGGGTAAGATTTAGAACTACACATGGTCATCAGATAATATTTGATGATACAAATGAGAGAATATACGTCAGCACTGCTGGTGGTAAGGCATGGATTGAATTGGACGAATCTGGCAATATTGATGTGTATGCCGAACGCAATCTATCATTCCATGCCGAAAAGGACATTAATTTTACAACAGAAAAAACGTTTAGGGTAAAAGCCAAAGAAGGAATACATTTGGCAACTGAAGGTGATATGCGATTGCATTCAAGAAACACATTATACATAAAAACTGATACTGACTTATTTTTTCAAGCATTAAACAATATGAAATATGATACAGCTTCTGGTGCTATGAGCTTTATATCAAATACCAATATTGATATTTTGGCAGAAACAGGACACATATATGCCAACGGTGCAACGGATGTTGAAGTTAAAGCAGGTTCTAATATGAAAATGGACGCTGGTTCCACAACGGACATTAAGGCATCTATCAATGTCAATATTGACGCAGGGACAGATGCCAACCTCAAGGGTGGTGTAAATGCCAACGTAGAAGGTGGTGGCAGTGCAAACTTAAAAGGCGGTGCGGTTGTGAATATGGAAGGATCCAATGGTGCCAATGTTCTTGGTGGTGGTGGAAATGTATTGTTGACGGGTGCACAAGTACATTTAAATGGACCGCCAGCCAGCCCTGCGATGCCTGCCACGCCTGCCAACCCAGCTAGTGGCACTATTTCTCCAGCACCAGATGCGGATTTTAAAGATTCTTTTTGGACAAGCCGTGTTCCAGAACACGAGCCATGGTCGCGTGTTATGACAAACCTAGATAAAGCGGATGATACAAACAACCCATCAACCCCAAGGATACATGAACCAGAACTACCATATGATGATGTTAATGTTGGTAAAAAGGAACGTGGTGAAGTAATAACTCGCAATAAGAATTGGCACCGATAAATCCATATTACATATAGGATAAATATCATATAATAAGGGAAATAGTATGCCACGCACAAACATTTATAAAGGATATTCAACATTTGAGTTTCAAAATTCAAAATCTTTATCCCTGCGTGATGTGGAATTGGTGAAGATGGATTTATTGAATCACATATACACACAACGTGGCACACGTATAATGATGCCAACATTTGGTACTATTATACCAGAAATAGTATTTGAGCCGATTGATGCGGATACTATTGACGAAGTGCGCGATTCAATAAAAGGCGTATTTGACTATGACCCACGGGTTGAAATACTACAACTAACAGTAACTCCTGACTATGATAGAAATTCTATTTTTGTTCTTGCAAGATTGCTTTATGTTGAATTGGACACAGTGGATGATTTTAATTTAAACATCCAATTTGAGGATTAATATGACAAATCAAATATCAAGGGCAGAATCTTGGGAAATCGTACACGAAGCTTTTACACAAGTAAATTTTAATTCGTTTGATTTTAATACAATTAAAGAAAGTCTTCTGGATTATGTCAAATTATATTTTCCTGAAGACTTTAATGATTATATAGAATCGTCTGAATTTATAGCTATCCTTGAAATATTTGCCTATGTTGGAGAATTGTTGGCATATCGTTTGGACTTAAACGCACATGAAAATTTCATAACAACCGCCGAACGCAAAGAATCAATACTTAGGCTTGCTAAATTAATATCATATAAGGCATCACGAAATATTCCCGCCCGTGGATTGGTAAAAATAACATCTGTTCAGTCTTCAGAACAAATCATAGATTCACAAGGCAGAAATCTTTCAAATAGGAAGATTATTTGGAATGATTTAAATAATCAAGATTGGAAAGAACAATTCTTATTGGTAATGAATCGTGTATTATCACAGGAATTTGGTAGCGTTGGTCCAAATGAAAGGGTCCAAATTGAAGACGTTTTATTTGAATTGTATTCATGGAATAATAAGTCATTAAAATCTAATGGTGCTACCACATTTAGTTATTCATCTACATCATCTGGACAATCATTTCCTATGGAATTGGTGCCAGTAGAATTAACACAAGATTCGCCAGTAGAAAAACGCCCTGAAAGGGATGTCCCATTTACATTATTGTATGGTACGGATGGTCTTGGTGATGGATCTGATACTACTGGATTCTTTTGTTTTACAAAACAAGGCACTTTGGAATTTAAAGAACAGACCTATGATGGTGTCACACCCAACCAAACTATTGATATTGAAATTGATAATATCAATGAAACTGATGTATGGTTAAATAACGTTGATCCCAATACACGGGAAATAATAACAACAGATCCATTTGCAAAAATACTTCCACATTTGACAGATGGTGCCACAAGATATGGTGAATGGTTTGATGTTGATTTGGTAAACGGTCAGAATATTATATTCAATACAGATTCCAATAGACAAAAATATGAAATTGAAACACTGGACAATGATCAAATAAAACTTATATTTGGTGATGCTGAGTTTTCTGATATACCATCTGGCGCGTTCGACTTATGGTTTAGAACATCAGCCAATAGTAATGTAACAATACAAAAATCCTCTGTGGTTGATAAAATAGCAACCTTCACATATTTAGATTTGACTAATACTGTTAAAACGTTTACGTTTACTTTTTCATTAATTAATTCTTTACAGAATAGCTCAGAATCAGAAGATATTGAACACATTCGCCGGGTTGCACCTTCAGTCTATTACACACAAGATAGAATGGTAAATGGCCGTGATTATAATTCGTTTATGTTAAAAGACCCATCTATTCTTAAATTGCGTTCCGTCAATAGAACTTTTGCTGGTGATTCTAAATATATTGCATGGCATGATCCCAAAGAATATTATGAAGATGTTAAAATTTTTGGAGAAGACCTAGCACTATATTGGATTGAAAACAACCCAATCAATGGTGGTCTTGCCACATCAACAGTAGCATTAAATCCAGATGAAGTTATAACTAATCTAGTTGAACCATTGCTTTGTAGTGCAGACTTTTATAATATAATGATAGAGGAGTTTTTTCGAGCAAATAAACCTATATCAACTTTACGCTGCAAATTTAATATAGTAGAAACAGCTGCTATAACATCTGCACTTAATAATGCAGCAAGCAGCTCAAGCCCTACAGTGGATCTTTATTTTACGGCAGAATCGTCCCCAGTTGGTTCACCACCCCTCACACCTCCAGGTGGTGAATGGACGGTGGGAAACAATCCTTCGTTTTCTGATATATTCATGATTCGTATAGAAGCGCAATTTAGTGCGAGTGTTTTATCTGGGTGGATTGTTAACTGGAGAACTAAACGTATGTCTGCACAATCACAGACTACTAGATTTAGAAACACCAACACAACAGCATCGGCAATTGATTTTAATACATTAAACTCAAATGATGATACCATTACCATCCTCGCGGCAAACTCAAACGGATCTGGCACAAAAATATTTACTGCGAATCAAAACTATAACGTATTGGCACAAGAACTTGTCGAGCAAAACCTCCCAAATGCTGGCTTACCCGATGATAATAAATTAAATGTTATTGCCACAGATACGGATAATGATGGTACCCCCAATTTGGAAAACCAGACAGATTTGTTGTCAGCGACTCAAACTTTTATTGCACACAATTCAACTTCGGTAGTATTTGATTATATCAATATTCCAAATATGTATTATATGCAAAACACAGCAGAGGAAAGTTTGACAGTACTCGTAAATGGCACAGAATGGCCGGTTGGAACAACAGGAAATACTTTTCAAGAAATCACCAATGTAGGCGACGATGGCAGTATTCGTGTATCAATAACACTCAATACTAATCCTGGAGGGTTGGATGTGGTAGTGTTCGCCAAACAATTTGTTTATTTTAATCGTGCAGTTATAACTGAACCATGGGTACCAATACCCGACACAAACATAAACAAAAATACATGGATAGCTGGTGATCCAAACCTATATAAGCGCGAACAAGGCAGATTCCCATTAAATTTTGCATGGTTCTATACTACCCCAAGACTACATTTAGTAGACCCAGCTCCGTCAAATATTATAGATACTTTTATTGTTACGCGTGGATATTATCAGGGATTGCAGCGTTGGCTTGAAAATAAGACAGACACGAAGCCGTCAGAACCAACGCCATTAGATCTTCGTACTGCATATAATGAATTATTGAAAAGTCGTATGATATCAGATACTGTCATATTGCAATCTGGTTCTATTAAAATATTATTTGGTAACAAATCAATCCCAGAATTACAGGCTAAGTTTAAGGTGATTAGACCCACCATAAATAATCTTACCGATAATGAAGTAAAGGTTAAAATAGTAGAAACTATTCGCACATTCTTTGATATTAATTTTTGGGATTTTGGGGAAACTTTCTATTTTACAGAATTATCGGCATCTATCCACAACAATTTGAGTACCGAGATTAATTCTATTGTATTGGTACCAACGTTCAATACAAACAAATTTGGTGATTTGTTCCAGGTACAGTCACGTGAAAATGAGTTATTTGCAACTGATATTACTACGAGCAACATAGAAATAATAGATTCATTTACACCAGAAAACATCAGACAATAGCCTATTTTCCTGTAATGTTTCCATCATAAATACTGGGAACTATTGGAGAAATAAGTAGTGGCAGAAAATAAAACAGATTATACTAAACCAAGAATGGATTTGGTGGATTTACTACCAGAACCACTTCGTTCTGATGCAAATTTAAGTATATTTAATAACATATTTAATCGTTACATGACCAAACAAGAAATTGAAAAAGTTTCTGGTTATATTGGTCGTGGTAATCCATCTGCTCTCCAATCTAGGCGGATTAACGAAAGTACTGTTCATAGACAGGCATTTCAACTACAGCCAATACCATATAATAAAATTGGTTCCATAGAACACATGGCATCGTGGAAAGACATACAAGGTGAATTAAAAAGACTTGGTGTAGATATGAGCGATTTTGCTGAATGGGGAAAAACACAAAAATTTAATTGGGTTCCACCTATTGATATCAACAAGATAGTAAATTACCGCGATTATTATTGGGTTGATGATAATAACACACTTCCACAATATATAACTGTTAGAAATACTTGTTCTACGGCAACAGCCCGTTTAAACTTCTGGGAAGGTGTAATACAACAATTTGGTTCAACATTTCCAATATCTGATATATTAGAAATAGATGGTACCTCGTCATTACCAACATATTCAATAACAAATTTTACTGCATCACCACCAACTATAACTATTCAAGGCGATGCCACAGAAGATATAAAATTTGGTGATTTTGTAGATGTTAAAGATTCTACAAGCAATGATCAAACATATCAAATAAATAGTATTCCTGCATACGACGGATCTACAAATTCTACAAATTTATCTGCGAATTTGCCTATAGTAGCTGGAACTCCGGTGGCAAATGCCCGGGTTGCGTTGCGTAGATTTGATAAGATTGTAATTCTTCCCAATAGTACGGTTACCTCTGGCGATTATACTACATTATTCATAGAAGGATTTGTATTCTTTTTGAGAAATTCACCTAATGTAGAACTAAATAATTCATTCTTAAAAACAATTAGTTCATCATACGATCCAATTAAAAAAGAAACAACTGTTACCATAGAGCAAGTTTCTACAGATAATACTTCTGGTGGTGAGTTATCATTAGAAGAACAATTGTCGTTGTTTGAAGCTGATAAAGCATGTCAATGTGGAGAAACTGGTGGATGGGACACCGCACTGTGGGATGATAATCCAGCAGTACCATTTTTGTGGGGGGATGATGAAGATGCTGCTGGTGGTTCACCTCCAGATGGTATATCAGATTACACCAATCTTATAGATAGAATAAGTCATCCAACACCACCAACGGGAGTTGGCGTTCATGAAGAACTTTGGTATGACACACTAAATAATATTTTATATCAGTACAGCTCTATTTCTGGTTGGGTTGCTATATGGAATAATTTTAGTCTAATCCTTGATAGGGTTGATGGTACTACGTTTTGGGATTTCAACGCGGAATGTGATACACGTCCAAGGGTAGATGCTCTCGAACAGTGGATGTCAGAAAATAAATGGCTGCATAAAAACGATGTTGTAAACTTTACCAATTCGTTGAGGGCAGCACAACCAATTATAGAATATGATTGGGATTTAGAATTAAATGAATGGACATATACGAGTTACAATTGGTCATATCGTACAGAAGCAGATAAAACATTCAAAGCAACAACATCCGAACCACCAAGAATAGAACTCGAACCATTAATATGGTGGGAAAATGAGGATGCTGTATTAACTAACACCACTATCATATTTGATGATAGATATGGTGATATGACAGATTACTTTGCGGAAGGTAAGGGTGTATTTGTCACAACAACTACAAAACAAGCGTATTTTGTAGATTACTCTGAGTACAAAGCATCGCCGACTGGATTTCCATATAGAACATATGTTACGTTTACTTCACGTCCAACTTCAACAGGAAATCTTTCCGCTGGAATACCAAATACTGTTACTATTACACCAATTAATACGATTAATGGAGATGAATGGCAAGATTATGGTTCCCATTGGATGCTATCTGGATTAAATGATAGTTTACCTTCACCACACCAATCAATAAATGGATTTATTGAAATAGATGAAAATGCAACTTTTATCACTGATGTAAATTATGATTATACAACATCATTGTACGCTGAACGATTTATAACTACTACTACGTCAGTACAAGACTTTGTATTATCTACTACAGTACCATCCAATTCAACACGATCTTTATCAAGAATGGCATTGTTTGGTCATGATGATATTAGGGTATATCTTTCTGATATTGCTGGTTTATCACCAGTAAGGGAATTTGGTACATATCGTGAAATTGGTGAAGCTGTTTTTGACATAGTAAATATTGATTATGTTGGTAATGAATTTATTATAGCTGGAAACGATCCTGTTTTGTTGGGCCGTGATTTATCGTCATATTTCAATACTGGTGATACTATATTGGTGGCAGATATTTCAGGTATAACACCAACCACTTATGTTGTTGATTCCTTTAGTAACAACAACAGAATTAAAGTAACAACCCCAATTATTGCGTCAGTTGCTATTGACGGAAATATATCAAATGTTACGAATCCTGTACCAGATGCAGATTTTGTAAATTCTAAAAATGTAACAATATACGTATCTGGAATTCATTTCTTTAATCCAATAACTGATAATATTGGAGTTAATGTTATTGTGGGTGAATCGTCTGTTGATGAAATAGGAAATGGCATACGAAAAGTAAGAACAATAGCAGATAATGATGCGTTTAATGTTAGTGGAAACAAAGCAGTAAGCAACATCAAATATAGAATTGTAGAGCAAGTAAAAACGGAAGTAAACCAATATCCTATATTTGATATATTTAGTGTTGAGGGGAAACCCACATTTAAAGCCAATGCTATATTCGGCTATAAAACAGATTCAGCAGAAACCATTAATATAGCAACAAGGTTACGCATAGTTCATGATGAAGTAAATGATATATATGGATTTGATCAATTCTTGTTGGAAAAAGACAATGGTGAATTATTTGCATACCGCGACTATGCCAACAAACAAGGTGATTATTGGTATAATAATGAAACAAATGAATTAAAATTCTGGGATAATATAAGATGGAATGATAAAACGATGATGTCTGAACATTATCGTAAAGCGGTAATTAGTGACGTGGAACCAGAACTTAGACTTAGAAATATAGATGGGTTATATTGGTATAATACAACTTCTGATAAATTGTTCAAGCGATTCCTTGTGGGTCCATCATGGATTGAGATAACAAACGTAGATAAATCTGTGACAGATGTTAACTTACAAACAATATGGAAAGCAGGAACAAATGACGATCTTTATATTCCAAGTGAAGTGGATTGGATACGTAGAACACAAGAAGATTATAATACGGAAAGAGATGAGTTTATTGTCCCTCGCATTGCGGAAATAATAGCAGCCAATCCATCTGTAACTGTACCAGAAGCAACAATACAAGCAACAGAAGAATGGTTCCAGAGTCAAGCGAATCCACTATCTGAAAATGGATCGTGGGTAGGAGACTGGGAAATACCAGATCCATTATACTTTAATAACTTACATGAAAATAAAAAATATCTTACGTCACGTGAATTATTAACACATTTTACAACCATAATAGATTCACAGCCAAATCTTCCGGGCTTCACAGGTTCAAAAACTGGATTATATAATCTTACACCAATAAATGATACAAATCTTGCTCTTGGTGGAACAATTAAAGAATTTAATAATGGTTTTGATATTTTTGTATCATCTGTGTTCGTTGATAATGTAACACCACGATCATTAATTGAATTTGCACACGATCAATATGAATCCTTGTTGAACATAATTAAAGAATTATATAGAAAGAATGCCGTAGATGTATTATCGGATATGAGTGTTGACAACATATTAAATATTGCTGACCTTACTGCCGATAAAATAATCAAAATATATGAACAAAATGATAATGCTGCTTTTGTATATGGCGATACTACTACTTTTACTGACGTAGATGGGATAAATGACCTTGGTGTTAGAAATTGGATAGCTACATTACCATATTTGAAATTAGTCAATAAAATATTACCAGAGAGGTTGATAGATAATACTATAGGTTTGAATGAGGTAGTACATCACGATGGACATAGAAATTCATATTCTATTACACAAGCTACTGGAGATATTATATCTAAAGTATTGATTGCGCAAGATGACCCACGTGCAACTAATGGAACGCTGGGATACCAATCTACTTCTTCACCAGCAAATACAATAACAGAATTCACAAATGCCTTTTCTAATATAACTGGCCGTGAAGGTGTTTATTGGTACCATACAACCACACAAAACATTTTATATCGTTATGTAGTAGTTGCATCGGGTATTACACAACCAATAACAGACTATACAGACGGAACATTATGGATGGATTTAACGCCTAGCTTAGAAGTTTTGCGAATAAAATCAACAGATAGTAGTGGTAATGTAACATGGGACATCGTAGATGGACTTGTACAAGGTGATGGAAAACTACACAATGGTACGGATCCATTGGACACCACCACTGCAACTGTATCAGCGTGGCAAGTTATTGATTTCGATATCCTATTGGGTGACATAATATTTAATCTTGAAAATAGATTGTATGATAATTCCCCAACACCACGTTCGTTAAATTATAATTTTGTAGAAACAGCTGAAAATAGACCTGTGCGATATCTAAAATATCTCAATGAATCGTTTTTAGATTTCATTTCACAGAGTGAAATTGAAGACCCATTGAAAAACACGCTGTTTGATGCAATAGATCCATTTACATGGAATTATAAAAAGTCCGCTGGTGGTGGTGCAATCACTATATTGGAAGCTGATTCTGCAACTGATTCGTTCTTATTAGCAGGTGATCACAGAACCATATTTGATCCTTGCATCGCAGTTTCTTCATGCCCATCAATTGTGACATTTTATATTAAAAATTCAACAAAAAATAACGGTACATGGAAAACCATAGAGTCCACACCATCCAGACCAGCAACATCATATGATGGTACCACTACAAGAATTTTTGTTGATAGTCCAGTAGAAGATGATTTGCATGGTAGTATTCACTTTCAAAAATTACCAAGCCCACAAACAGATGCGTTGCCAAACAATCTAAATGATGGTTCTGAATCTGGTGGTGATTGGCGCGGCATTTATAAAAAATTCTATGGTACGCCATTTCCTCATCTCGAACCTTGGGTATTGCAGGGATACACATCACGTCCAACATGGTGGGATAGTGAATATAAAAATAATGACGAACAGCGATGGGGTAAAAGAAAATGGAAATATAAACATGGTTTCCAAATTATGGAAGCTGATAATGTTAATGATTTCTTTTCTATAAGTGGTGATTTTAATGATATATTAATATCCAACACACAAGTAGTTGTTGATAATAGTCTGGTACACCAAGGAACATATGGAATTAAACCATTAGATACTCTCGTATCTATTATACCAGCAACCGCAGGCGCGGCAGGATTCGTAGTAGACAATACTTCTGGCTTCGCTGGTACAACATATACTATAGGTATGAGATTGTCAATAGCTACGGGCAGTACAATTAAACAAACATATATTGTAAAAAATGTTAATTTGATAGCAAATATTGCTACGATAATAGTTGAAGAAGAAATATTGGTTGGAGATTTGACATCAACAACAGATTTTATTAATGGTGCATTGTATACACCAGCTACAAACAGAACATCAATTTATATTGATACACCTACAATTTCATCTAATGTCATAGAAGGAAGAATAGCAATAAGTGTTATTAGTGTTGGTTATGGTATGTGGGAAAATATTCGCACTGGTAAAATTCCTGTAGGTGCCACATATCCAAATGAGGTAGTTGCCATAACAGGCATACCAACTACCGATAGAAATATATATGGTTTGTCCACGCCAGATTTGCCATCATTTAGTTATTTTAGTGTCAATATAGATAACTTATCAGTAAGTTCCGATGGTGGCACTACATCATATGGACCAGATGAAATTTTACCACCATTTTGGGATCATACTGTTCCGTTTACTACAACCCCTTCGCCGTTGGATAGATTGATAAGAACTATATTTTTTGATTTTAGTACAGAAATAATATCACCAAACGCAGATTATTTATTTGGTGATTCTGGAAATATTGAATGGGAATGGCGCGAATCATCACAATTTTTATACGACCAATTAGTAGTAGCATATAGATTAGATCCAATAAACTTTATTTATAAATCTTTTGGTTTTAATTTTACAAACATTGGTGGTTTGTTAGTAGATCGTGATAATAAAAACACAGCAAGTCATACAAGAACAAATTTTCATGGTGATATTATAAATGGTAAACAATATAAAAGTGATGGATTAAATCAATGGTATGTGAATTTCAATAGATTTGAAGGTTATGATGCTAACTTCTCAGATTTCCAATCTTTGTGGACACTATGGACAGCACCATTGACGTATCAATTTTCATCTTATATAGATACACCATCTTTTAATATCGCACATAGATTTATTGATATTACAGATTTTGATGCTGTAGTAACCTCGAAGCGCTCGCCTGGTGTTGAAGATTTTTGGTTAGATGCATTTGATATACAAATATTAGATGTGCCATTTGATATTTCGAGATATGACAATCAACTGGACTGGAGATTTGAAATAAAAACTAATATTACACAATCTCGTGATATTGCATATTATGATGTTCATAATTATCAATTTTATGCAGATCCAACAACAAATGAATGTAAACTATACACATGGGACGTTTTGGATTTGGATACTTTGGATAATACGTTTACTATCTATGGCAATCAATCAAGTATATTTGTAAATAGTAGATTGTTAGAAGTATCTGGATCATCAGGTAATGATGGCACCTATACTATATCATCTTCCGCATTTAATGGGGCAACCAACACTACAATTATAGAAGTCGAAGATGCTATTTTCTCTCCTTTTAAAGATGGTACAATAACCTTATCATATAGAAGTTTGCCATGGGAAACAGGATTTGGTGTTTATTTAACAACGTCAGAATTGCTACCAATACCGTTAGTTGGTGATACTGTAAATGGTATAACTAAATTTTTTGTTATTAAAACTTCAGACAACACGTTTAAGTTGGCAGAAACACAAACAGATGCTTTTGCTGGAAATGAATTTGATATAACAACACAGGGGGTTGGTGATCATTTTGTTGGTGAAGTATTAAATACGTTCAATGTTGAAGAATCTGGTGATATTAATTGGCGTCAATATGCATTAGATAAAAATAATATATTGACATGGTTCACCCCAACACAAGTTCAAGGTATGCAACCGTGGATAGATATTGTTCGTGGCTATGATGCCTATATTAAAGATGTGGGATGGATAATAAACGAAGATAGAACATTGCGCGATCCAGACACTGGTATCGCTATTACATGGCAAATAGAAATAGAGAGATTTATAAAGTATGCATATTCTACAAGAACACGCAGAAATTCAATCAATGACAGATATGCTGTTACTGTTGATGCCACATCAAATGAATTTACTTTTGTAGAAGATAACAATGTTTTTATAACAGGCGATCAAATTATTGTACTGACATCTAATAGTATATATCCATCACCACTGGCACGCAACATAAGATATTTTGTCATACGTGATACTTTAGACACTTTTAGATTAGCAGCTTCGCGTGTTGATGCTTTAAATGGTGATGCGATAGATATATTACCAACCGCTGGGGTGGGAAACATTTCAATTTTGACACCAACAGAAGGACAACATTTAATTCCATCGTTTGAAATGAATCCATTTAGAAATGCTGTATGGTTTAATCAACCATCTGGTATAGTGTCTGATGTTATAGCAGGACCGGTTGCTGATATTAGAACAACGCAATTAATTTTTGATCAAAATGGCAATAATGTAAACCTTGATCAGCTTCTTGTATATAGAGCCGATAAACAGACAAAGTTCATTATAAAAGATGCTATTAATACGGATCCTGAAATAACATTTACAGATATTAATTATAATTTGTTGCACTTGGGTGGTATGCACATATTTGTTGATGAATATGAACATGTATTAAAATTCAATGATTATTCAGCTGGTGGCAATTTACTGTATGATCCTTTTATTGGCTTAAATGTAACTAAATATGAAATGTTATTTAATCGTAATCCAGATTTTACTGGAAGACCCAATATTGGTGGTTATTACTTAGAGACTTTCTTTAATCAAGGAGCTAACATAAAAGAAAATTTTGAGGCCGGTGTTGAAAATCTACGTAAGGCATATGATACGTATGATAACCTTGAAACGAATATTATAACAAAGAATTCCCGTGATTCGCTTGGATATAATGGTGCAACTGAATATTTAAGTAATCTTAATATGACAGAAAAATCACAATTTATTTTTTGGCGTGGGCAAATTCAATCCAAAGGTTCGGTGAATGCTGTTAATGCATACATCAATTCTAGGAGATTTATTGACGCCAAAATAGATGAATTTTGGGCTATCAAGGTTGCGGAGTTTGGATCTGTGGAAGAAAAAGAATATCCTGAAATGTTTACTACCACAGTTGATGCTCGTTCTAATGAATTTAAAATTGAATTCATAAACAATGATGATTTGGGTTTAAATGTGGACGATGACTTTATACCAATAAGGATGTCCGACGAAGATAGATGGTATAATCAACCAGATCAACTTGAAGTGTTGAGAAATAATGGCAAAGTAATGTATTTTGACATGAAGATAGTTAATTCCATACTAGGTACAACTCTTACTGTTATAGATAATAATACTATGGAATATATAATTCATGGGATGGACGTTGATGCAATAGAGATGACACTAGACGGCACTGAACTTGTAGAAGGTACTGACTTCAACTATATAAATCCATATGTTGTGGAATTAACTAATCCTTCAATACGACCAAATTTATCTAAATTGATAATATGGGGTTATGTAGCAAACAACGATGCTCAAAATCCGAGTAGATTGATCGATAGGGAATCTGAAGTTCAATTATCACCAATAGAATTTTGGGATCCAGCACGAGGTAATCATTATAGTAATGCAATACACAATGTGGATTTGGAAAATTATAATGATCCAGCAGTATATGATGTTGCAACTACACCACAAACCATAACTTCAACAAACATATGGTCTGTTGATAAGGTTGGTACAACATGGATGGATACATCCACGATGTCTTATATTCCATACAATAGTGCTAAAGTAATTGAAGATAACTTTGTTAGATTTAGGGAATGGGGTCAATTGCACTATTTTGCTAGTGTTAACGTTTACGAATGGGTAGAATCAGATGTTCCACCAGTAGAATGGGATGCTATTGCAGAAACAGAGGAAGGAGACAATACTATTCCTGAAATCGAAAGGAAATCTGGCCGTGCTAAATTTACGTTATTTGAACCCGATCCTGTATTTCCGGGCGAATGGATTCCTTTAAAAGATAAAATTGATGTACAATATGCTGCTTCAGATGGTGTTATTTCTACTGCGACGACAAGAATATTTATACCAGATTTAAATATAATTGACAATACCAAAACACTTGACGTATATATTAATGAAGTTAAGCAACCACAGATACCGCTTATAGGTTCCCCTGGTATATTACCAAATACCGTAACGTTGACTGTAAAAGAAAACGATGTCGTTAAATTTGTTCAATCCGTACCAACGGACATAAATTTTATAGCTGCTGAAATTACCGCTGGAAATCTATTACAAGAATACGAGTATACTACAATTCAAAAAATTGATAGATTGGGCGTTACTACAAACACGTATTATTTTTGGGTTAGTAACAAAACAACAAAAGCATCAGATAAAAATAGAACTATGTCTCCTATAGAGGCACAACAACAACTGGTTAATATACCAAATGCACATATGTTCTTCCAAAAACCAACACTACCAAAAATAGTAGTTGAAACCGGAAATTTGATTGAACGCGCAGAGTTAAATCCAACAGTGGTTGCTTCTCCCGCAAATACATATATGTTAGATTTTGTTATTGCACCAGACACTATAGTTAATGTTGATATAAATGGCGCGGACGTTGCCCAAGATGATTTGGTTTATGTTGCAGATGGAACATCCAATCTTGTTATCATAAATGTACCAATATTAACTAGTTCCCCTGCCGATGAAATTGAAATAATGTACGTTGGATTATATGACAATAGTACCGTATTACCAAATAGATTTACACAGGTAATTATTCGTGGTCTACAAGGTCTGGTATTTGATGATAGTCGTTACACTATAAGATATACAAGGGATTTCACATTACGTGATAATTTAGAAATTGAAAATAAATCCATTGATAATATGGAATTGAAAAATTTGCATGAAGAGTGGAAGATTTTTAGAAGGGAACAATCTAGTAATGTTGATAGGTGGCAATGGGATAGAATAACGGAATCCATGATTGGATATAAATTAAACAGTCCTGCTGTGCGGGTACCATCATTTGAAAGAGAATTGTATGATGAAAAACACGGAACGGATACGCAGTATGGCTTAGGAACAGGTCAAGCATTTGTAAATGGTAGTTTGGCATTAACATCTATATTAAGTTACTTGGTTGATCCTGGTGTAGATTTTACACCAATAGATATAAACTCATTCTTTACTTTGCATAATTTTGATACCACAGAGGCAATCATATCTTCCATGGAAACAATATATACATCGTTTAAGGTTACGGATGTTAACAGAATTTATTTCTCTGTTCTACATGATGCATTTACAACAAAGAGTAAATACCATGGTATTTTTAAAACATCTATGGTATCATTACATGGTATACGACCACTTCAAACATCTGGTGTGTTTGACGATTAATAGGCAATATAAATGGCAGAAAAAATTAAAGTTTTAGATCCCGTTCAAGGACTTATAGATTACACAAATGATGTGAAACCATATCACAGTAAAGTAATTGAAGCTCTCATCGAATATGTGTCTACAGACATCGCAGAAGTTGTGGTATTTGACACACTTGCTATTGATTTTGAATTGATTTATAAATTCGATAAAGATTTATTTTGTGGTGATGGTGGATATGGTACGCCAAGTTTTGGCGACCCATTAGATATAATTGTCGCATCGCCGGACGTATCAAAAACGTTACAAGAATATCCAGCGTTAAGTGCTGGTTTCTTTATAGTCCTTGGTGACAGAAGGAATGTGTTTGATTCTGTCGTTAATCTTGATCTTTTTATTACAAGCAGATTGGAAGAAAAATTGATTGATGTTACTGCATCTTTTGGAAGTCCATTGGCAGGCGCTTCATTTACTATAAAAAATGATAAGACAGCAAATTATTCTATAGGTACATCATTTAAAGTGGTTGGTTCTGCTTTTAATGACGGCGATTATACAGCATCAAATGTAACAGTATTATCATCACCACTAAGAACTGTTATAGAGGTTAATGAAATAGTTACCACTAATAACGTAAAAGGGTTTGTTAGTTTGCTCGATCCAGTAAATACTGGAATATTTGCACCTGCGGCTGCGGTGTTTGAAGAACATCATCTATTACCACATACCACTGTATTTACTACTGGCATATCACTAGTATTACCACCACCAGCCGTTGATGAAAATCAACGATATGTTTCTTTTGTAAATACCCAACCACTTACATATAATCAAGTTTTGGGTTATAGTAAAGCTCTGCGCGAATTTGTTGCGGGTAGTCCACCAGGAACATTCTTAGCAGCCGATGAAGGGATATCAATATCTGATATTGTGTCACTTACATCCACAAGTTTTGGTGTGTTGGGTGATTTTCGTTCAAGCAATATATTTGTAGATGATGTGTTTTCTGTACAAGATTCTTCTAATAATAATGGTGAATATACAATTACTGATTTGGTATATGAATTCAGTGTAGGTGTTGGAGATTTTATAACCAAATTTAGTGTTTCTTCTGTTCCTGATTCAAGCACTACAAATGGTTCGTTGATATTACAGATACCATCAAATGTGTTTATAATAGATGGTGCTGATTACACGAAATTTTTTATTCAAGGAGCACGCGTAAATATTACCAGTGGAAGCCACGTTGGAACATATACAACATTAAATTCTAAATATGTCAATGGCAAAACTTATATACGTGTAAGGGAAACGCTAATTGATGAAGGCACTGGTAGAAATATATTATCTGCCGCGTTCCCATATATATCTGTTGATGGGGATGTCACGGCGATATACACAGCTGGTCAACAATTTAATATAGTAAAATCTGATAGGAACAATGGATTATACACAACAACCAGTTCAGTTTACGATGGTTTGACAAATACAACACAAATATCAATCGCCGAACCCTTTGATGATACTGATAACACAGGCGAAATACACGAATTTGAAATAGGTTCTATAATATTTTTACCATCTGGTTTTGGTGCTACATTGGATTTTTGTGAACTAGTACCAGAAACATTAACAAGTACATCAATCCTCGAAGATTTTAATTTTGTATTGGGATATAAATTTGTGATAGCTGGCACAGAGAGTGTGGTGGATAAAATATACATTGAGGATAATCTTGCAGGTGATGCGTTCAACATATTATCCTCCATTGGCACTATTGATATAGTATCTAGTGGTATTAATAATGGTACATATACAATCAATAATGTACTGTCAGATCCAGGTGTACACGCAATTTTGGAAGTTTCCCCTCCTGTTTCTGACAGTGGTATCTTCTCAGGGTCACCTTCAATAAATAGTGGATTTGGAATATACAAAGAATGGTTTCAGTATTTAATTGTTAATACCGAAACCGGATCACCATACAACAATTTTTTGGTTGCGGGTGATGCAACCAATAATGCAATAAATGGTATGACGATAAAGACGTTATATCCAGAAAATTTTTATACTGTTAACGCTGTGCCAACATTTGACGGAGTTAACACAACCATATCGGTAGCAGAATCAATAGTTTCTGCTGGTGGTTCGCCACCTTTATCAGAATGGATAATTTCAGTTTAAATAGGTAAGAATTATGGAATCTTTTAAAACATCAGATATAGTCTTGGCGTCAGTGCTCAGATTAAATGATATAGAATTAATTAATATTGAGGTCATAGGAAATAAAGGTACATTTATATTTACTAATGTATCGGATGAATTCTTAGTACAATATGATCTAGGAAAAGCACTTGTAGAACCAGTGGCATTTAATAATATGATAAAGCAGCTGACTACTAGTGTAAGGCGTTTGACGCGTTCCAAATAAGTAGTTTTAATCATAAATATAAAAATATAGGAGTTAACATGAAACAAAATCCAAAATTTGATTATAGTACTTCCCTACCAATGGAAGTAAAAGGTCATTGCAAAATCCAAGATGATTTGGGTGAAGTTCTTCTGGACAAAGATAATGCAGTTCATCCCCAAAATCTGGCGCGTATTATATCAAGAGCATTATCAAATGAACCAAATTCACGTATACACCGCATAGCATTTGGCAATGGTGGCACTGAAATAGATGCCGCCTTTACAGTAACATTCAAAGCACCAAATGATGGACAGTCGCCAGATACACAGACATGGGATTCTAGGTTATATAATGAAACATATTCCGAGATTGTAGACGAAAGCAATATTAATTTGGGTGTAGACCCAGGATCTGCCGACGACAGAGTGGGAAATCGTCCAGGTGGTGGTTCAAAACCGGGTGGTGATCCAACATCAAGTATTAGTTCTGGTCCTGGTGTACGTAGTTCTTCCTTGGGATTAACATCAGAAGTGGTAATTGAGATTGTTTTAAATCCAGATGAACCATTGGGTCAGTTAGTCAATGACCAAACAACAAACAACATTTTAGATGGGTCTTTCACATTTGATGAAATTGGTTTATTTACTACGGGTGCACCTGCACGTGATTCTGTTGGTATTCAAGATGTAGATGTTGGTGATAAAAATTCACAAGATGCTACACTTCTGCAAGAAAATGTCACATATGATTTTAAAATAACTGTGGATGCACCAAATGGTGGCACCGAATTAACGATAGCATTTACCGTACCTACTGGTATGAATAATCCGACATTTGGTGATTTGTGTGAAGCAATCAACACCACTGATGTTGCGTGGAATTTTACAAACGCTTTACCTGGTGGTAGTACAGTAAGTATAACAGATACTACTTTCACAGTATATCCTACCATCGCGGGCGCACAGACATTTGGATTCTTGCGTTTTAGCTCAGGGTCTTCAGGTAATCCATCTACTATTCAATTAGCACGAGGAGATACCAATGACTTGTTTGTAGCACTTCAAGGAACTATAGTAGAACCTGCTGTAAATGGTGTATTGAAGGGTGATCAAGATAACCCATCTGATACAGATAGGGAACGAGAAAGATTATTGACACACCTAGTCTTTACACCCATTTTAAAGGCTGCAAATAGGACAATAACGATAACCTATACACTAACAATATCAGTAGCAAGATCGCAAGTTCTATAACGAAAAAACCCACCATATGGTGGGTTTTTTGATGTTACAAGTAAAAGTTTCCAATTACTTTGTTTCTTCAGCTTTGCGAGCTGCAATAGTTTCTGCACGTTTTTGTGCTGGTGTACGCGTATCTTCAGCTTCGACTAATGGCTCAGAAATAACTTCTGGATTCTTTGGAATAACGGTATCTACTTTACCAGTACCAATAGCACCAACACGTGGATTCATTATAACGCCTTCTGGTGTAATGATCTTAGTCAATTGGTGAAAATAATCCAATGCATTCATGCCATTTTTTAATTGGCTCTGACTCATTGATTCCCATAGTGGAACTTCACTAGCACGTGGTTTAGCAAGTATGCGTGCAATTCTGTTTTTGTCGATAGCATCTAACGCTGGAATTTCAATGTAATAAACATTACCAAAACCATCTTCTTTTAAAACAGCACATTCAACCATAACGCCGTTATTCTTTAAATCAATCCATTTTGTATGTGGCCAATTGCCTTCATATTGTGTTACAGCCATGTCTTTATCTCCTTATCTGATATTATTATAAAACTGTTTATAATATTTAGTGGTATAATTTGAAGAGTTACCAATCGTTTCGTTAAGCAATTGGTGGATTTGGACAATCTGGGTGCGGTGCAATTATATTTCCTTGTGCATCAATGGCAACATTGTGTAGACTACTTGGATGTGCTATCCATTGGGTACCATCCCATTCACTAATTTCATTTACATTTATATCTATTTCTCCAGCTGGACCTGTTTCGGCTTCTTGGATGTGCATTAATGTAAATGTAGGACCTGTTCTTATTGAACTTCCATCACCACCTGGAGGCAATCCAATCCCACCAGAGAGATTTGCATTGAATGGTATTATGAAACAAGGTTCTAAATTGGGGGGTGTTGGACCGACTATTGACCATCCACTTCCACCATCGCCATCGTCAGATGGTGGCATAATGACACTTGGATTACCTGTCAATGCAGCCCTTAGCAACGAAGGACCATGTGATATACATGTAGTAGGGCTACCCAAATCTATTTCTTGGATAATTGATATTGTTGGATTTACAACACCAAATTCGTCTGTTATTATCAAATCTACTTGTTCTGATTGTACAGTTCCAACAATACCTAATGGAGTAACTGTACAATTTAGATTTATAGAATTTACATCTACGAATGCCGCTGTCTGAACGCTTCGAAAAAAAGTATTGCCTGCCAACAGCCTCGCCCTTGCTACACGTGCCACTGATTGTAGTGTACATGGTACTGCACCTGCTGTAAAATTTGGTGAGTAATTACCACAAATTAATGGATTATATTTAGGAAAAGACGCCATGTTTACCCCGTAAATACATCAGATGAACCATTAATTATAGTACCATCATGACAATCAGAAACTGGGTGTGGTGGATCGCAGTGCGGGAGGTGTTTACTACCAACACTAGCTATTGGCACGTTGTTTACAAAAACACTACCAGATCCATCAACTATAGCGGCAGGAGGATAGAAACCATGACCTGGTGCACTATGCCCTGTAGTAAAATCACCTAATTTAGCAACAGGTAAATTGTTTACAAAAACATCACCACTTCCGCCAGCTACAGCATCACCATCATCAAATAAAGAACCTATTGTTGCAACAGCACCGGGCATATTATCACCTTTTTAACCTAATTAACATAAATATTTATGAGTGTATTTATCAAGGGTGATGACAATGATTGACAAGATTAGAAAGGGTCATATGCTGATCGCAGAGTTTTTGGACACATGGAGATTGATTCCACGTGCAATCATGGCTGGTTATGCATATATGGTATATTATGTGGTAGTTGTATGGTATGCAAATTTGGCACCGTACATGATAGAAGGATGTGTTTCAACTAATGTCACTGACTGTATAGCACAGGCACCAACTTCCCAACACAGCGCCCTTGTAGTGGCGGTAATAGGTATAGCAGCACCAATGGTGGGGTTTTATGTTAATACTGGCCAAAAGTGGGATTTGGGATTTTTGCCATGGAACAAAAAGACCGAAGAAAAACCAAAAGATGAAGAAGCCGCTGATTAGCGGCTTAACATGTGGGCGAAGCTTTCAGCATTATCTGCTACTTTCTTCATATCATACTTACCCAAGAATTTCATAAATTCAAAAAATGAATATGTGCCGGGATCTTTCATAGTAGCTTCTATTTCATCAATGATAATCTTCCGCCATTCTTCTGGCTGTTTTTCTAAATCCATGAGTAATTGATTTTCCTTATAGACATCCTTAACCCTTAATTCTTTGCCTTTGTGATTTGTCCATGTTTCTTCCATCATATTGACACATTCCAAAGGATCTTCGTAGCACTTCATGATTCTTGTCTTGCGAATTCTTGGATATGCAGATTGGACATTGTCTCCAACATCACCACGGATACATTTTTCAAACATAAATAAATTAGCATCACCATTCCAATCTTCTAAAGTTCTTGGTTTATCGTCGATTGGGTTTATTAATGTAACCCCTTCATGTTTAAGAATTTGTATGTAATCTTTATCTGAACTAACAGCAATGATTTCAACATCTTTACCAGACATAATTTCCGCAAAAATAGCAACGAAATCATCTGCTTCCAGGCCATCTTTACCAAGACATACGACAGATGTATGCTTTCGCATAAGATTTTCAAAGTCCTTTAAATGCTCCACAAATAATTCATATTTGGCTTTTTCTTTTGGTGTCATGTCTTTACGACGATTACCTTTGTATACTTTACCAGATACACATTCTTCAGATTTGGTATAATCTATGCGCCACGCCTTTCTGTCAAATGCCATAACCATTTTATCTGGTTTATATGCATTATAATATTTGTTTAAAGTTAGTAGGGCTTGGTGTTGTGCTAGTCCAGCGATGGTTATATCGTCTTCGCTTTTATTGGCATAAAATGTTCTATACAATAAATTGCTTATGTCAAGTAGGAGGTAACGCATGATAAATACTCTTGTAGTTATTATTATAATTATTGTACAATTATATAAGAGAAATATTGAAATGTCAAATAAAAAATTAACGAATGAAATTGTAGATCAGAGATTATTGGATGATAATAAACCAATAAAGCGCATGGGTAATTAATAAACGCGCACACAAAAATAGAATGGAAATGTATAATTTGTAAAAAAGTATGGGATGCTATACCCAACTCAATTTTAAGAATTAACTCATCTGGGTGCCCACATTGCAATGGAAAAATTAAATATACCGATCAAGATATAAATTAAAAACTAGAAATATTAAACGTATTGATAATTATATAAATTATGATACTCTAATAGAATGAAAATGTGATGATTGTAATCATAGATGGAAAGCATCACCAAACAACGTTGTGGGTGACAATAAGAGCAATTGCCCACGTTGTTCAATGATATTATCTGGAAAAAGAAAAAGCCATGGACAGATACGCAGAATATTAGGAAAATTGGAAAATAATCAAATTGAACTTATTGGTGAATATACGCGCATTAAAGATAGGCATAATTTTAAATGTATTTGTTGTAATCATGAATGGACAACATCATTAAATCAAATTTTAAATAATAATACAGGATGCCCTGCATGTGCAGGTTTGGTGAAATTAACAAATAAAATAGTTGATGTGCGTTTATTAGAAAGAGATGATGAAATATATAGAATTGATGATATTATAAATGCTCGCACTAAATGTACATGGAAATGCAGCCATGGACATACGTGGGATGCAATACCAGATAGTGTATTAAATAATGGAACTGGTTGTCCAATATGCAATAAAACTGGATTCTACAATGAAAATTATGTGCAATTAAACCCTGATGATATGACGACATTAGCAACTATATATTTTGTCAAATTTATAAACAAAATATCAAATAAAAGTTTTGTGAAAATTGGAATTACTAAAAACACAGTAGTGAAACGCTTTTCTTCATACAAAAATAAGTACAGTATTCAAGAGCTTTACACTAAAAAATTGCAACTTATTGATTGTATAAATCTTGAACGTGATATTATATATGAAATGAGGGAGTATCAATATATTCCAGATGGAAAATTTGGTGGAAAGTCTGAATGTTTTGATGATATTCCAGAAGTTGAAGATAAAATCTATCAACTTCTGGAATAGTTTATTCGTAATCGCTTCCGTAACGGTCTTCATATTTGTCGGCGGTGTCACGAAGCAGCATGGCAAGATATTGTTGAATTATTTGTTCATCATCCACACCTTTAAAACCAGCTTCTCTGAGGTGGTTGATAAATGCATTATTCCATTCCAATTGGATCCGTTGACCTTTTCGTGTATCACGAACATCACCAACCATTTCAACCCAAGGTTCATCAGATTCTTTCATAGTTGCAACATAATTCGCATGTTCCAAATCTTCTTGTTCTTGTCGTAGTTGTCTTTCTTTTTCTTCGTAGACGCGCTTTTCTTTCATCTCTGAAACAATTTCAGCAGTAACTTGCTTCTTTACTTCAGCAATGAGTTCAGCATTGAGAATAGCATTGTCCGTCAAACGTTCTTCAACGCTTTTGGTTTCGATGCTGACTTCTTTTGCTTCTTGGGTGGTTAATTCGCCACTCATATTATTCTCCTATACTTTAGTATATTTAACACAAAAAAATGTTAAATTACCAATCAAATTTGTGGAAGAACGTAGAAGTCCAAATCATTTACGGAAATTTTAAGGATACCCTTCGCACCTATTTCAAAAACACCATCGGGATTTTGTTTGAATAGTGATAGTATTACTTTTACTGGGTATTTGTGGGTGAATGATGTATCTGCGGCATCAGATAGGCTTGTAGCATCGGCAGAAAAATCGTGTACGAATGTATCACCATTGATATCTTCTAACTTAAACGATACACCATCTTTACTGATAATAGATACATTCTCAGAACCCATGGCAGCATGACCCTTTTGTAGTATGCTTACGGCTTCAGCATTGAGTTGAATGCTATAAATTATTTCATCGTTTATTTGCTTTGGTGCTTTGATGGTTTCGGGATTGGCACAAAGATATCCCACTTTAGTATCAGTGCTTTTCATTTTCAGCGCAGATACATGCGTGATATCTTCGTTGGTTTTGGTTTCAATATCAATCTGAAAACCATCGCGACCTTTAACTAAGTCGAGGCGGGATAAGAAGATTCCAATGCGATTTAAACCTATTGAATCGAATGGGAATGCAGGCACTGCGTTGGTTTGGTATAAAACCACTGTTCTGTCTTCATCAATGGCACGTACAGCTCCATCCTCAATGATAACATCATCAATTTGTACGCTTTGGCTAGTTTTTACCACGTTTTCTATAAACGTGGTAAGGTCTTGTGTAAGGTTCATTTTTATTATCCTATTTGTTATTTTTATTATTTGGATATCGACAGTATACTAAAATTCTATTATACTGTCAACTACTTTATTTTGTACTTCTTTTTCGAGTTCTTTTTCGTTCTTCCATTCTGGTATATGAACACCAGTATGATGTTCTATCCATTCTGCCAATACCCTCCTGTGACAAAATTCCCCTGGAGATTCATAGCATAAAAGAATTGACCCATCTGGAATTTCTTCTAATAAGGATTCCGCTTTTATGTCACGCGAGCGCAATAAACTAATATACCGTTGCGAAAATTGCCTTTCCATATAAGAGTCTTTTTTGCGTTTGAAGGTATTAATCATTGCTTGCATGGGAGCAAGTTTTGGAAGTGTAGCGCCATTATACCATTCTGGAATTACAAAACTAATACCTATGGCTTTTGGGTTATTGCTATTTCTCGCATAGTTTGATGTGTAAATTTTCTTCATTAGAACTCCAACAAGCTATCGTCAGAAAGACTCTGTCTTGATGGTGATTCTTTATCAATAGCCTTAATAATATTGGTTAATGGTTTATCAATAAGTCGGGTTATTTGTTCGTCATAGTTCATTCCAAGATGTTCTATAAACCATTCTGGAATAGTTTCAAGATCGGCAGGTATTGATATAGCTTTAAATCTATCTATTTGTTTTTTCAACATAAACTTCTTAATTTTCATGCCAGATATAATTGGAAGACTCTCTGTATCACCATACTTTTCTAAGCATTCATTGAAGAATATAGCACCAGCTACATGCCCAGGTAGAAAACATTTCTTATCAGTAGCATAATCAGCAGTATATTTTTCCACATTCTTAATACCTACTGTTATTCCCAATTGCATGTAATCTGTACTTGCACGCAATTCATCTTTAAAGTCTACTATTTCTATAGCAATATCGTCCCAGTCTGCACCAGTAAGATACCGTTTCATCCAACCATTTATTTTAATTGCAATGAATTTTGGCATTGCTGTTTTCTTGGTTTCCAACCCCATAACTTTAAGGTCGTCACACTTAAATCCCTCATTGTCAACAACATGAAGCATATAACGCTTCTTATCTACAAATATTCCCTTATCAGCGATAATTTCTCTACCCGTTTTAATAATATTGTCAAATCCATCAGTGCATAAAAAGGCTTCACGCATGAACTCAGGAAAAGACTCGCTAATCTTATCCCCTAGTATGTCAGCTACTTGTGTAGTTTCATCTACATTATATCCATGTGTTCTGAAGTATGATGAGTCTGTATTGTGAACTAATATATTATTGGCAAAGAAAACATGCGTATTACCAACTTCAATGTCGTATACGTAATCATTATATTCAATTTCTTCTATTTTTTGAATTCCACGACATATGGTAAAATCGTAATGTGATAAATATTTTCGTTCTTTACCAATTGTGGGTATTTTTTTATTTTTTCTATCTTGTATAAATCCAACTCGTTTTTTAAATATATCAATGTTTTTAATTATTAGATGTTTACTATAAGTTCCAGAATATACACCATTGTAACTATTTTCAACATTTTCTGTAAAATAATTTGATGATATACCACAATAAAATAATAATTGTTGTGTTTGTTTTATATAGTCCATATCAACAGAACACAAAGAAACGGAATCCCCTGTAACTGTTCCATCAGCACTAAAATAACCCCGCAAAAAACTACTAATGTTTTCTACCGTTTCATCAAATATCCACTTAGGAAAACGTTTTTTGTTGTCACTATATAATGATTCTTTAATCAGATGATATATTTTTGTGCCGCACATTCTAACATCGTGTGTATTTTTTCGTGTTTTGTATGAAGTTATATATCCTTGATCTACTAGCGAATCAATTAATTTTTTCGTTATTTCTTCAATATCATGTGAACCTATTGAAATACTAACACCACCATTTGATTCCTTTGCAGCAAAACCATCACCAATTAACATGCCCATAAACTCATATATTTCTTTTGAATATCCCATGTCCTTTGTGATTTTTCTTGGAATGTTTTTTAAAAATATGAGACTTTTTGTTTTTTCACCTATTTCGCAGGGCTTAACTTCAGTCAAACATGATTCGCCTTTCAATCGCTGCTGTGTGTTTTTATATCCAATCAAGGAATGATCTTCGGTAACATCAACATAGGTGGAATTTGTAACCCAAACACGATACATTTTCTTTTCTATTTTGTGTCTCATAACATAGATTACATCTTTAAATGTTGATTTGTTTGTTTTTTCATCATACGTTAGAGTTTTTGTATTTTTTGGAAAATAATATTCTTTACCATTTCCCACAGTCTCTTGTACCCTTTTAAATAATTGTTCTATTTTACACTCTTTACCACCTTCAAGTATTATATTTGTATCTTTAGCAACAGAATCTCCATATATCACAGACCATTTGTCACTATAACCGATATGCGTTACATCTTTTTCTTTATCATATACTTCTTTATCCGGCATTACATATTTGCCATCTAATAGTTCTGTAACTTTAGCACATTGATGTAATAGAACTAGCCTACTAGTTGCTGTAGTACTCTCACCCATTCTCTTATCATAAAATCTGAAATATGCATTCAAAAGGGAACCATAATAACTGTTTAATTTAATTTTATAAACGTGTTGAATTTTTTTATAATATAATGCCATGGCATTGTCACCACGTTCTTTGGCTTCAATCATCTTAGCTTGGAATTTTTTTCTAGTTTTATACCAATCTTCAAGAATGGCTGACATAATTCCCTGTTTGTTTAATGAAAATACCGTACCATATCCAGATATTCCCCATCCCTTTGCTATTAAAGCCTCCCGCCATTCTTCGGCGGTTGCAACTAACTTTTCACCACTATCCATTTTTAATGTAAGTTGTACATATGATTCTTTTCTTATTTCTTCAAAAGCACGAATATCTTCTTGGAATTGACCAACAATCATTTCTGGACTAATGTTATTGGAACGAATAACAGATGGATATAGTGAATTAATATCAACAGAACCAATTTGGTCATGTTCGCCTACTTGAGGAATGAGTACGAAAGCCCCCTTTGCTTTTTCGGCATTGTCGGGTGGATGTGTATCATTTACTATAGTACCATCCAAATTATAATGACAATGATTTATCGTTGCCAATTCCGATAATTTGATAGTACCAGTTACATGTTTAAATAATCCTGTGCTTTGGTGTACAAAGATATTTGCCAATTCTACATAACCCAACACCTGTTCAAATCCTAATAAAACTTCAGTATCACGAAGATTGTAACGTAAAAAATTAATAAAGTTTTTATGGTACAAATCTGCCAGGCTTCCAGTATAATGCAATTTGGGTAATATTGGTTCCTTAGTATCACCATCTATTAGAATTTCATCGGAAATATTTTCTAAACTGTAAGACGGTCTATTAGTTACTTCAAACTTCTTGAATATGAGCATATAGTCAAGACTAACACGACCAGAAATATTTAGAGTTATGACTTTTTTCTCATAAAGTTCTTCTTCTTTCCACTTAGGATTGTTGCCTTCATGAAAAGAAAGGCGTTTAAAATATTGTTGCCCCATTATTTCAAGTCGCTTTCCAAGCATGGGAATATCATATCCTTCGCTATTCCACCCAGACAACAAATCACTATCCTCTATTTCATCCAAGAAATATATTAACATTTCCTTTTCATTTTTGAAGATTTTTATTTCAATATTAACGTTGGTTGGAATTTCTGCAATAATATCTAATTCTTTAAGAAGTTCATCCTGCTCCAAAGTACCAGTGTATTCTGATGGGGGGACAGCAATAACCACCATTCTATTCTGCCAATTGTTGTAATATGCTATAGAATTAATTGGCGCGTATGGGTCTTCAAGGGTTGAATATCCGATCTTGGGGTCATAATCAACCTCAATATCGAATAGGGTTACATGAATTTTGGGTAATTCTGCTTCGTAATATTTCTGTGATAATACTTTGAGTTCAATCGGAATGTCGGATTCAAATAATTCTGTCCCAAATGAAGCAATTTTTGCTCTTCCTTCATTAAATTCCCTGCCTGTGTTGAAATCATGTCTTTCTAGTTTATCCCCGTACATACTTGTGTATGTACCTTGATCTGATTTTGTGTAAAAATAGTATGGTGCATTATACATTTTAAGTCTGCGTTTACCATCTACCCTTTCCCAGACAAGCACATCATTATTTCTCTTTATGGCGTTAATATAACTCATTTTATTATTTTTATAACCTATTTTTATTATTTTTATGTTGACAGATAATAACACACTGGAAAACTACCGTCAAGTCCACCCCTTTTTATACCTTTAACATAAATACAGGTATTATGGAAATTTATGCATAGGAGCATCAAATGATAAGCTTACCACCAAAAGGAAATGACGCGAAAGAATTGGGTTCATTCTTTTCACCATTGAGTGTTCAGGCACAAACGACGCCAAATATGACGGTATCTGTGTCGGAAGGAGCATTCTGGACATCAGGCAACGAACATCAAGAATTTATAGGTGGCACATCACCAATAATTACTGCACCAGCAACAAATGCAAAATGGGTGCTAGTAACAGTAACAACCAATGGTGCATTGAGTATCGTAGATGGCGCATCGTCAGCAAACCCAATATTACCAGATCCGTCAACATATAAGGACGAATTGCCTTTAGCTGCATTATTTATAGGCGACACGGTAACTGCCATTACAAATGATATGATTTTTGATATCCGCCCTCTTTGGTCAATTCCTTCAGATAGCGTCAGTCAATCACAGTTAAATGATTTTACAACTGTTACACAACTTAATAATGGTCTTGCAACAAAAGCTGACGCTGATGGAACAAACGCAGAAACATTCACTATTAGTGTTGGTACAACTTCTAGTAATAATAGTGGATTTTTTATAGATCGTTCAGCAGGCTCAGATGTTGGTATTCGTTTTAATGAAACAGCAACAGCAGGCAGTCCTCCAGTAGCAAATCCACAATGGGAATTTACTAATGATGGAACTACATGGAACCCTATTGGAGTAGCAGCAGGAAGCTTTTATACTAAGCCAGACCTTGATGGTGGTGCACTAAATTTCCTTTATTATACACAAAATGACTTGTCGGTTACTGGTGTATTAGATGCGCGGTATTATACTGAAACAGAGTCTGACGCCACATTTTCAATTATAGGTCATACTCATATGGCTGCTGATATAACAGATTTTCCAATAGCAGGATATGTTGAAACTATTAATAGTTTGGCACCAGTATTAGGTGATGTGACACTTAATATAAATGATTTAATGGATGTGTCGAATGCCTCCCCCACCAATAAACAAATATTAGTATCAAATGGAACTAACTATGTCAATAGATTTGTAGGATTGAATGATTTGTTTGATGTTGATACAACATCTGTAATTCCAGCAGCAAAGGATGTATTAGTGTATAATGGTGGAACTTGGACAAATCGTCCATTGGTAAAAGATGATATTTCTGATTTCCTTGGAAATGAATTTTTGCTTCTTACTAATCTTGCAGGTGATGCACCTGCTGGCGATGGCGTATCTGGTGTTAGTCCAGATTCTAATAGTGTACCACAAACCATTTACGGTGTCAAAACTTTCAATGATGGTGTAGTAATTAACGGAACTCTTGTAGTTTCTGGTGTATCTACGACAATTGAAACTAGTGATTTGACTGTATTTGATCCATATGTTGACATAAATGCCTCTGAGGTTGGTCCTGGTGTTGGTGCGGGAGCTGGCGTTTCTGGTATTCGTATATCACGCGGGAATACTGCTGGTAGCCCATCTACTCCACTAGCAAATGCAATTATTCAATGGGATGAAGGTACGCAACAATGGGAAGCAGGTCTTGAAGGAAGTGCAGGGAAGATAGTAACAGGAAACCACACTCATTTAGTAACAGACATTACAGATTTTGGAATAGGTGTAACCACCGAATTGGCAAGTAATGATTTGAATACTATGGCAGATGTCACATATCTTTCAGGTCCAAACAACAAAGATCATTTAGTATATAATTTTGCGTTACAACAATGGGAAAATAAAGTTTTTGCTGTTGATGTTAAAGCCGAATTGAATGTTAATGTTCTTGAAGAAATGATGGATGTTAGTTATCCTACTGTAGCTATCAATGACTGTTTACAATGGACTGGTGCTGTTTGGGTAAACCATGCTATGGTAAAATCCGACATAACAGATTTTGTTGAAGCTGATTATATACACACAACAGGCAATGAAACAAAAACAGGAAACTTAGATATTAATGGCAATTTTACTGTTCAAGGTGGAATAGGTTCTGAAACAAGATTAAAATCAGAACATGTTTATATATCCGATACTATAATAACATTAAATGCCGACAATGTTACCAATGGATCTGTGACTACCGCAGGATTGGAAGTTATACGTGGTAATACATTTCAAAATGCTTTATTGCGTTGGGATGAAGGATCTGGTGGTTGGGCAATAACAACAGGCGCTGGTGCTTCATTGGTTACTGGGCAAATAGAAGTTGTTGGCCATACACACAATATAGTAGACATTATTGATGTATCAGCCACTGCCAACGAAATAGACACTTTGGGCGGCATAAACACAGGCATTGCAGTACAAACACAACTAAATGATAAAATTAGTCGTACTGGCGATGTAATGGATGTTGGTGCAAATCTTACATTTGCATTGAGTGGCGAAGTATTGGGATTGCCAGCGGTACCATCTGTTGATGGTGCGGCATCATCTAAGAAGTATGTAGATGACCAAATATTGGTTGCAGGTGGTAATCTAACCACACACATAGCAGATCTTAATTTGCATATGACTGCTGATCAGAATACATTCTTGGATAGTTTAACATTAACTGGTAGTCCTGCATTAGTAGCTTCTGATGTCAACCAATTGATTGGAATTTCTGGAAATGTTCAAGCACTGCTCGATCTTAAGACGGATTTAACTGTTTTTAACGCTCACGGCATTGATACGACAGTACATATGTCCGCCGATCAAAACACATTCTTGGATGGTTTGATATTAACGGGTAGTCCTGCATTAGTAGCCGCCGATGTTAATCAGTTGATTGGAATTGGTGGAAATGTACAAGTAGGTTTGGATTCTAAGATTGGTCGTGCTGGTGATACGATGGATGCTAATGCTGACTTAACTTTCAATCTTGGTGAAGTATTGGGATTACCAACTATTCCCACTGTCCTAGATGCTGCTACTTCTAAACAGTATGTAGATAATGAAATAACAACTCTCGGTGGTAGTTTAACAGTACACATATCTGATACAACAGTACACATATCTGCTGACCAAAATACATTTTTGGATGGATTGAATTTACCATCATTAACAGCCGCCGAAGTAAACTTCATGGACGGTGTTACTTCGAGTGTTCAAACACAATTGGATGGTAAGACAGTAAAAACAATACCCGCAACAACAAATAACTTGGCGGCGCTAAATGCTTCTGGTGATTTAATAGATTCTGGTGTTATTGTAAATGATGCTGGTGTTCTTGCTACTGAAATTTGGACAGCTTCTAAGATTGATACTACAAAAACGGATAAAGTTTCTGGTGCAGTTCTTAACAACTTTGCTAGTCTTGATGCTTCTGGAAATCTTTTAGATAGTGGTTTCAATAATTCAACGTACGCATCGGCAGTGCATACTCATGTTGCAGCAGATGTAACTGATTTCAACGCCGCCGCAGATGCAAGAATCGCAGCAGCAGTATTAGATGATTTATCTAATGTTGGTGTACCAGCGCCCGTGGCAAATGACATATTACAATTTGTTGGTGGTAATTGGGTAAATAAAACCGTTTCTACTGTTATGGTTGATTATCCAACACTGGCTGGCAATAATACATTTACTGGTATAAATCAATTTAATAACAATGTTGATATAACTGGTACAGGAAACTTGACAGTTGCTGGTGATATAACAATCAATGGTACAAGTGCATCATTCCAAGTAACAACAGGAACATTCGCAAATGATGTAGTAATTGGTGGCGATCTTACCGTTAATGGTACTACAACAACGATTGGTGCTGTTGATTTGGTTGTAACAGACAAGAACATAACACTTAATAATGGTTATAGTGGTGCAACAACGGGTTCAAATGGTGGTGGTATTCATATAGTACGTAATGCTGGACTCGGTTCACCCCCAATACCAGCACCACAGGCTCGGATAGTTTGGGAAGAATTAGTTGCCGGTCAAGGAAAATGGAAAGCTGGTATAGAGGGTATTGAAGATCCTATTGCCCTTGTAGGTGTTACCAAAGACCAACCAGATTATACATTGGTAGCAGCTACTGGTACAGCAGCATATACATTACCATTTATGGTGCCTACTCCAGCAGTCGGAAAGACTGGCTTGCAAGTATTTGTTAATGGTATCAAACAAATAGAAGGTGCAACAAAGGCGTATACGGTTGCATATGCTACTGGTAGTCCAGCACAAACCATCGTTACATTTAACGTAGGTTCTGAACCTATAGCATTAGCCGATGTAGAATTCTATGGATTTGGTTATATAGGTTAAATTTAAGCCAATTAAATATTTAATATACGGAGATTAAAAAATGGCACAAGAAAAGGTATTGGGTAATCAGCTAAATATAACTGATGTAGCCACAGAAACTGCGAATAACGCAACAGCAATAGGTACGGTATCATCGGGTATTGTATCAGATCCTACCGCGCTTAGTGCAATGGAAGCAGGAATAGATCACGCTAATCTTGGGGCTGGTATAGGTACAAATTCCCACCCCCAAGTAGATGCACACATTGCAGATGCAACATTGCATTTTACAGAAGCAAGCATTATTCACCAAAACATTTCTGGTGCTGGTACTAATGACCATACCGCCATTGATGCTCACATAGCAAGCTTTGACCTCCATTTAATTCCAAATCAAAATGCATATTTGGACGGTTTAACATTAACTGGTAGTCCTGCATTAACGGCTACTGACACAAACCAGCTAATTGGCATTACTGGAAATGTGCAGGCATTGATAGACGCCGTGGCTGGCAATTTGACAACCCACGAAGGTGATATGGTTGTACACATGACTGTAGATCAAAATGCATTTATGGATGGTTTAACATTAACTGGTAGTCCAGCATTAGCATCTATTGACGTAGACCAATTGATTGGCATTACTGGAAATGTTCAAGCACAAATAGATTTAAAAGCGGATAATATAGCATTGACTTCACATACAAGTAATGTTACAAACCCACATGCTGTTACGCAAGCGCAAGTGGGTTTGGGCAATGTTGACAATACGAGCGATATCAATAAACCAATTTCTACATTGACACAATCTGCATTAGATTTAAAAACTAATAAGGTTCTTACCACTGTAGTTGGTAATTTTGCATCATTTTCGGATGTTACTGGAACACAACAAGACAGCACGGTTAGTGCAACGAGTTTTGCTACGGCAGCACAAGGTACAGCATCGGATGCGCATATAATAAACACCACAAATCCTCATTCTACGACATTAGATTTGCTAACAAACGTAAATGTTGCGGGTGCTTCTTTGGGTCAAGTTTTAACACTTGTTGGTTCACCACCAGTATGGACAGCACAAACTCCAACCACCGGTGGCGTGACAAACCCAATGACAGCAGATCTGAATACTGGTGGTTATAAAATAATAACCAGCGATGTAGCATCAGGAACGGCAAATGCTGTTATGATATATGGCGGAAACATCACCAACGCAGCCGCCACTCACCCTGGTGATGTTTTAGTATACGCGGGTAATGCTCCCGCAGGATTAAACACCAACAATTATAATTCTGGTGAAATATTTCTTCGTGCAGGATATATGCAACCATATGGAACGGGGACAGGATTAAAAGGTGGTGGTGTAAGTATATATGGTGGATATGGTTATGGTTCTGTAGTTGGCGGAGCGGTAAGAATAGAAGCAGGTGGAACCGTATCTGGAACAGGTGGTTTCATGCAAGTATCTGGAGGATCATCAACATCTGGTAATGGTGGTGGATTGGGGTTATATAGTGGCGCGTCAAATACACTAGCATCTGGTAATATCACAATAGCACCGGGGGATACAGCATCTGGAACTTCTGGTACCGTTACTTTGAGGGGTGGTTCCGCTACAGGTGGTTCCAATGGTGGTGATTTAATATTAAAATCTGGATCTGGTACTATTGAAGGGAATGTTGTAATACAAGGTTCCACCACATTATCTGATGCAAAAGTACACATTCATAGTGGAACAAATAACAAAGATGTAGTATTATCAACAGGAACACTAACTGCGGATACACTATTCCAATTTCCATTAAATAATGGTTCTAATGGCAAACCATTAACTGTTGATGGTACTGGTGTAACATCTTGGTCAGGTCCACCACTATTCTCTGGTACTGGTTCACCTGAGACAGTTGTAACTGCTCCCGTAGGAGCAATGTATACTGACGATGCTGGGGGCGCAAACACCACCTTATATATTAAGGAATCCGGTGTAGGTAATACTGGGTGGGTAGCAAAATAAAAAAAGGGCGTAAAGCCCTTTTTTTATTTTGCTACCCACTTCTTACTTTCTACGACTATTAATTCGTATAGTGATTCAAAGTGTGAAGTTTCTGACTGTAGATCGGCAAAGCTTTCAGAATACATAACTTTAGCCATTTTATTAAAATATTTTTTCTTAATTCCAAATTTATCTTGAGCGGCTTGAGCAATATCTTTCATCTGCTCCCGCTCGACATCTATTTTATAAAGACAATGCGCTAATTCTATAACCATATCAAGCATGGCTTTTTTATCTTCCACCGTCACCGTTACGGTTTCGTTCGCTGCTTCGTTCATTTCTATACCTTTTTATTATTGTTTATACCGCACGTATAATATCATGCGGTATACAGATTGTCAACTAATTAATATCAGAAAACCAAGAAAGATAATTACCAGGAAATTGGTCTGGTTGGTATATAAACGGCATTTGTGTAGCCACGTGGAATTTTGCAATAAACAAATCACCTGCCAATATTTCAGCAAATGCATTTATGAAATGTGGTGTACTTGGATACACAACCAACGTACCACGTTCTGGGTTGAATCCAAATTTATGTTGTAAGAATTCTAACTTACCACCAAATACTTCATAGTCTGAATCAAAAGGTACATTGGGTTGGAAGTCACTCAGAAACAAAACAGCACTAAAATCGCGGTCTTTGGTTCTTGTCCATTTTTTGTTGATCCATTTGGAATTATCACACACTGGTTCTGGTGTAACACCAGCAGCTCGATATTCAAACGATATATGTTCTGTACCACGTTTTTTAAAACCATAATATTGTTCTAACGTTGGGATTAGTGTCATGAACTTATCAAAGATAAACTCTTCCGATTTTTCGTGGTGCCGCTTCATTAATATTGGGTTACCTTCTGTATCGACATCGGGTTCATAATAACTCAAATCGTCAACAATAATCTCTGCTTGTTTGGGGGATATGAAATTTTGCACCACATAGAATGGTGATTTAGCTACTGCCATGTTTAACCTATTTTATATTTTAAGTATTTTAATATGTCTTCAATTTTTTCTTGTTTGCTGTCTTTAAAAACCATATTTTTGATTTGGTCTTGCAGCGCATCCAGATCCAATCCATCCATCATTTCCGCTTCGGTGATAGTCTCCACACCCTCATCTAATTTTGGATCAATCATAAATCCACCACGTTCCAATATATTCTTGCCCACTAACATAGAATAAGTCATAGAACCACGGTCATTTAGATTGAACATGACATCAGACAATAGTATACCATTCACTTTAATATTTAGTGATACCACAGGACGATATTCAATATCCCCATTGGATGATTTTATTGCCTGTTTTTCTATTACAGGTATAGTGATCTTATTTTGTGAAATTTCTTGATTGACAAAAGTAACTTGTCCATTATTGACGGACCATTCATCTGCATGTATAGATGATATGTCAGCACCAGTATCTACCTTGGCATTGATTATTGAAGATCCAGTGAGGTTGGAAATTATGACTTCAACACTACTACCAATAACTTTATTTTTATCAATACTAATTTTGCTTTCATCTTCAACCATATAACCACCGTTATTCTTCAATTTGGCAATTTGTTGATCGGTATCCATATACGTAAGACCAGTTTCACGAATCCCTAGAACAGCACTTGGTACAAGAACGTTTTGGCTATAGGAAACACCCCAAAGAAAAACTAAATAATGTCCAAGTCCATTAGCTTCCGCCTGCTCACGGTATCTTGTACCATAAGCTATCATACCCTTTTTGCCTTCATTCATCATTGATAGCATACTACGTTCAGTACTTTTGCTGAGTGAATATCGTATTCCACCAACTTCAATCTCCTTTTCAAAAGAAAAGTCTTTTTGGCTGACAAATTGTTCTTGTAATTTCTTTAAGTCGCCATGTTTACTATCTTCATTATCAAGTTCATAGCGAGGTTGTTGAATTTCTTGTTTGTTTGCAGTTCGTACATCGACAAAACGTTTATCGTTGCGCTCTTCCTGTTGTTGGCTATTCATATAAATAAGTCCTCTGTTCAGTGTATTTATCCATTGATAGCATTGAACTTATCAATATCTTCCAATAAAGTAGGAATCCAGTTTTCTATTTTTTCTTTAAACACAGCGGCAACTAATCCATTTTCAACAGTTATCATAATAACTATGTCTTCGATTGGTTCGCCAGTTCTTTCAAACCATGCTATTGCATACGCAGTAGATTGTTTAAAATAGTCGTGGATCATGTCAAATGTTTTGTTATTTGTAGACGTTTTAAAATCAATAATAGATAGTACCCCATCATATTCACCTACGCAGTCCACAGTACCAGCTATTTTTAGTGTATCACTATATAAACCAACCTCTTGGGCACGAATGTTATCTATTTTATTGAGCATCAGACGTAACTTGTTGAAATCATCTACATGTTTGGGTTTATATCCCTTCGTCGGCTTATCTACATTTTTAAGATATTTTTCAGCCATCTCATGAACAGCGGTACCACGGTCAGCACAGCGTTTAGTTTCTTTTGTTGCTTTACTATCCCCAAGCATTTTCCGCCAGTTGTCGAGATATGGCTTTTCTTTTGCATCCAACACTGTTGTGACAGATGGATATTCAGAATCATCTGGGATTTGGTAATATCGTTTACCATTCACTTTATTAAGTTGTATAATTTCTGGTATTTTGGGTATATCTATATGTGTGAACATTCATATGCCTTTTATTTTTATTATATTTATGATATTAAAAATAGTACATTTAATCAAATAGGGG